TCGCCGTGCCCGCGTAGCCAGCGGTCGCCGTGCCCGCGTAGCCAGCGGTCGCCGTGCCCGTGTCGCCAGCGGTCGCCGTGCCCGCGTAGCCAGCGGTCGCCGTGCCCGCGTAGCCAGCGGTCGCCGTCGCGCCGTGCACGATCGTTCCCTTCGGCGCGTGCTCGGCGATGTAGTCGCTCGCGGCCTTCTGGTCGCCGCAGAACACGACGACGCCGCGCGGGAACTTCACCTTGGCGCCGTCGTCGAGCGAGACGACGTCGCTCGCCACCACCTCGACCACGAGCCACTTCGAGTCGGCCTGCCAGCGGAGCATCCCGGCGTCACCGGCGCCCCACAGCAGGCCGTGCAGGCCGTGGCCGCACACGGGCGACGGGTCCCAATCGGGCGCCGCCACGGGGCCGCTGGCGGGCCAGATGAAGCGCCGCGCGCTCGAGTGGGTGCCGCCCATGTCGGCCATGCACGTGCGCAGTACGAGGACGGTCGCAGGCTTCGCCGAGGTGGCCGAGACCGGCGCGGCGGCGGTGAACTTGGGCGCGGGCTTCTTCTTCGCCACGGACTTGCGAGCAGGCTTGGACTTGGCCATTCGGAATCGCTCCTGCGCGGGCTCGTGTCGAGTCGACGGCTCCGACGCACTCCGCGTTTCGCATGCGCCGCGCGAAACCAGCAAGCAGCTCAGGGCGATTCCGAAGAGTGGCAGTCGAGCGTGGTCACACCCTCGGCGGCCAGTGCCACGTGCCGGGATCCTGCGCGTCGGAGTGGTGCACCGAGGTCCGCCACGCCATGCCAGCGGCGCACTCGGCATCCGTCGGCGCGAACGGCGAGGGCGCGGCGAACCGAGATCGGTTCACGTTCCCGCCGTCGAGCAGCACCTGCATGTTCACCGACTCGGGCCAGCACCGGACGATCATCGCAGGCTGAACGACGGGCTCCCCCACGTGGTCGAGCGCGATGACGTAGTGCACGACGCGCCCGATCGACGGCTTCTGTTCGCTCGGCATTCCAGATCCTTCTCCGCGCGCGCGCACGTCAGCGCGCGAAACGAGTCGACGACAACAGCGAGTCTCCCCGTCGCCCTGCCGGCTTTGGGTGGCCATTCGCATGGCTCGGCACGGGGGGACTCGGTAGCGGTGGGTGGAGTCGAACCACCCGCGTCGGATCATGACTCCGACAGGCTCGCCGGAGCCATCTCACCGCTAGGCGGCGCCTCGCCCTGTGCGGGTCTGGCGCCTGGCACATTCAGCTTCCCGCTGCCCCCTCCGTTGCCGGCGTGCTTGGGGGTGGCTGGCTCACGTCGACGGCTGATACTTGTTGCTCAGCGCGTGCAGCGGCGTGGCCGTAACGGTGCCCACACGTGGCGGGTCCGCAGGTGGCAGCATTGTCGCGTCAGCGGGCGATTCCGGCTGTAACCCCGGCGGCGACTCCGCTCGACCTCGACCCCGTGTTCGGGGCGGCGACTACCCGACCGACGCGAACGTCGGCTGCTGCGATGGATGCCGAACGCGCAGGCGCCTAGCTGGGTCGTTGAAGAAGCCCGGTTTCGCGGAGTAGCGGGCTTCCCTGCGCGGAAGAGGTGACGCGGCCGTAACTCCGGTCGAACCGGCACGTCGGCGCGCGTCTGCCACCCTTCCCGCTGCCCAGGGCCGCGCAGGTTGGTGGCGTGTTGCCCCGTGGTCGCGAGCGTCCTCGCGTGGGGCGGATGGCGTCGCGGTGGGCATGCCCATCCACGCGCCGTACTCACTCGAAGCCCGCAGGCGGGCGCTTGCCGTCACTCGGCGGCACTGGTCACGCGGCCCGCTTCCCCTCGAGCACCTGGACCCGCTCGCCGATGTTCTGCAGGCGGTTCGCGACTTCCTTCGCGAGCACCTCGATGCGATCGGCGAGGTCTTCGAAGCGCTCCTCGATGCCCTCGACGTAGGTCCGCAGGGTCTCGGCCGCCTCGTCGCGCCGGTAGAAGAAGTCGGGGTGGTGCTCGCGAAGCGTCGCGAGCGTGACCATGTAGCGGGTGCCCGTCCCGTCGGAGCCCATGCGGACGAGGAACCGCTTGCCGGTGCGCTCCTCGAGCCGGAGGAGCTGCTCGCGGATGCGCCGTGGGGCGGTCGGCCCCTTCATGCCGAGCATGTCCGCGACCTCGCGCAGCGTCAGGTGCCGCGACATGCGAGGCGGCTTCCGATCGCGTGCGGGCCGGGCCTTGGTGGTCACGCCGCTTCCCCGAGGATAGCGAGGACGCGGTCACGACGCCGCGCGGACTTCCGGGCGCTCTCGAGATCCTGGACGACGCTGCGGGCCGCGTGGAACTCCTTCAGCGCCTGCGCAACGGCGGCCTCAGCCTGCTGCCGGAGCTTCGCGAGCGCGGCGCACGCCTGGTCGTAGTCGCGGCACGCGCGCTTCCCGGAGAGCTTCAGGAGCGCGATGGCAGCGTCGTGCCCGACGAGGTCGAAGGCGACGGGGGCGGCGTCTCCGAGCTTCTCGAAGCGCTTCTCCTGCCCCGGGGTACGCCCCGTGTGCACGAGCCGGAGCGCGCGCTGATGCTCGTGCGGGAGCGACCACAGCGCCTCGGCGATGCGCCGGTAGCGGGTGGCAGCGGCGACCATGCGATCGCTCGGCCCGTCGTCGCGCTGCGTGCCGCTGCCGGTGGACGGCTCGATGGGGATGGCGCGCACGCCCATCTCGCCCGCGGCCTCCCGGTAGAACCACGCCAGGTCATCGTCGAAACAACGTCGTCGGGCCATGCTCGTCTCCTCGGCGCCGTGGCGCGATTCAGTGCAGGTTCTTGCGGTCGGTCTTCGGCGGCGGGTTGGCGCGCGCGAACGCTTCGAGGCTCGAGTCGTCGATGGCGTACCCGTCGGCGCGCCACCCAGCGATGTACGCGCGGGTCTCGGCGATCAGGCGCTGCGGGTCCTCGCCGATGCGGGGCCAGGTGCGCGAGACCCACGCCACGCGGTCGTAGATGCGCACGACGCCGTGGTAGCAGCGGCACGCGTCCTCGCCGCACTGCACGATGGCGGCGACGATGTGGATCGGCGTGGCCGACGGGTGGCCGACCTCGGGCGAGGGCGGGTGCGGCGGGAGGATCGGGCGAGGCTCGGTGGCGAGGGCGATCACGCTGCAGCCTCCTCGTACGTCGCGGTCTCGGCCGCACGGCGCTCGATGCCGACGAACGGCGCGAAGTTCTTCGCGGCGGTGTGCAGGTCGCGCCAGCGGGGGCGGCCGCTCGAGTGGATGGCGTTGCGGATGCGCGCGCGCTGGCGGCGGAGAACGCCGGCCTCCATCGCGGTGATCGGCACCTTCGGGCTCGCGAGCGTCGCGGTCAGCACGATCGCGTGCACCGTCGCGAGCATCTCGCGCGACTCCTGCTCCTGCGTCTTCTTCTTGACGTGCCGTTTCATGCGGCCAACTCCTTCACTACGGCTCGAAAAACCGCGAACGTGGGACCGGGCTCGCGTCGGATGCGGCCCATCGCGTGCCGCTCGATGCGGAGCACGCCTTGCTTCGAGATGCCGAGCGCTTCGGCGACCTCTTCGAGGTCAGCGCCCTCGGGGTGCGCGTCGACGAAGTCGTTCACGGTGCCGACGGCGGTGCAGTCGCGACACCGCAGCTCGGCGATCCCGTGCGCGCAGATGACGGACCTCGTCACGCGGCATTCCCGATCCGCGTGATCGGCGCGCTGGGCTCGATCGACGCACCAGCGCAGGACATGGTCGCGAACGCGAGCGCGGCGAGGCGGTCTTCGGTCTCGCGGTCCGGCGCGCAGATGACGAGCAGCGGGGTTCCGTTCTCGCGCGGCGCGACCTCGATGGCGGCGACGAACGGGGCCTCGCGGGTCGCAATGACGCGCAGCCGCTCGATTTCGCCCGACAGCTCCGAGACCAGCGCGCGCAGCCGGTTGCACTCGGTGAGCCCGGCGAGCATCGCGCCCTCGGCCGTCTCCATCGAGTGGACCGCGTCGGCGACGAGCTGGTCGCGCACGAGTTCGTGCACCCTGACCTCGGCGAGCAGGACGGAGAACTCCTCGACCAGGCTGGTGTGGCCGGCGTTCAGTCGCTTCGCGAGGCACGCTGCGCGCGCGAGGATCACGCAGTCACGGTTCGTGTCGAATCCCGTCATCATTCGGCCGCTCCCTTCGATTCGTTCAAGCGGCCATGACGCCGCCGCAGTGCGGGCACATCTCGCGCGTCGAGATCGTGACCTCCACTCCGTACTCCCGGACTCCTCCGCGCCGCTGCTCGACGCGCCAGACGATTCGGTCCGTCGAGTCGTCGACGCCGAGCACCTTGGCGATGCAGTCGCGAACGTGCTTCGCGCAGCCGGTCAAGTTGTCGCTGTCCCGGATTCGGCTCGGCGCGATGCGTGTGATCGTGACGAGCAGCGCGCCCGAGAGCCACGCCCCGACGTTGTTCGGCAGGCGGTCGTTCGTTTCGACGGCGAGGCGTGCGCGTTCCTTCGCGAGCGCAGCGCGCATCTCGGGCGCCGTCTTGGCGTGCTGCAGCTCAGCGCGCCGCTTCCGGTACCAATGGTGCTCGTGCGCGTTGGCCTCGGAGACCAAGCGCAATCCGCTGACGGTGAATCGCACACACGGCGGGGCCATTGCGATCTCCCTCTCACGTCGCGAGAGAGAGCCGCAAGCACGTCACGTCGATTGTTGGTGCCGATTCACTCGTCGCTGTCGCTGTACGAGTCGCGACTACGGTTCTCGAACCGAGCGCAGCTCTCGACGAACGTCACGGGGACTCGTCCAGTCGGCCCATTCCGCTGCTTCGCGAAGATGATTTCCGCGTACCCGGCGAGTTTGTGCGCGTCGGCCGAAGTTTTGTCGGAGATGTAGTATTCGGGCCGGTAGACGAAGAGGATCACGTCGGCGTCTTGCTCGATGGCGCCCGACTCGCGCAGGTCCGACAGCTGCGGGCGCTTGTCCTTCGTGCTGCGCGTCTCGACGGCTCGGTTCAGCTGCGAGAGTGCGACGACGGGCAGCTTCAGCTCTTTCGCCATCTGCTTCAGGCCGCGCGAGATGCTGCTGATTTCCTGCTCTCGATTGTCCTCGCCGCTGCCCTTCATGAGCTGCAGGTAGTCGACGATCACGAGCGCGAGCTTCTGGCCGGCCTTGTCGAACTCGCGCTGCTTCCGACGCGCCTTCGCGCGAAGCTCCATCATCGTGATGGCAGGGGTGTCGTCGACCCACAGCGGCAACTGCGAGAGTTTGCTGGCCGATTCAGTGAGCGAGTCCGCCGCGTTCGGGGTGAGCGACTTCGACCGAAGCGCGGACAGTGACACCCGCGCGTCACTGCAGGCGATTCGATCGCCCATCTGCTGAGCCGGCATCTCGAGCGAGAACAGCATCGCGCCGAGGTTCGGCCGGACCATGTCCGCCCCGTCGTAGAGCGGGCCTGCGCTGGCGACGGACATCAGCAGCCCGGTGACGAACGCCGTCTTGCCCATGCCGGGGCGCGCGGCCACGATGATCAGCTCGCCGTCTCGCATCCCCCCACCGAGCTGGCGGTCGACGTCGACGAGCCCCGTGGAGATGCCTGGCGGCGTCGGGTCCCCCATCCGCCGAACGAAGTCGCTCATCAGGTCGTACGCATCGACGACGCCCCGCGTCTGCCGTGCGGGCGCGAGGTCGTGGATCTTCTGCTCGACCCCATCGAGCCACGCGAGGGTGGGGCCGGTGTCGCCGAAGCCCTCGGCGGCCGCGAGCTGGCACGTATCGATCGCGCGGCGCTTGGTCGCGAGGTCGACGACGATCTCGGCGTGGGCGCGAAGGTTCGCGACGGCGGGCGTCGAGTCGATCAGCGTCGCGAGGAAGGACACGCCGCCGATCGCTTGGATCTCGTCGCGCGCCCGGAGCCTCTCGGCCACGGTCTGCAGGTCGACGGCGCGCCCCTCGCGGTGCAGCTCCACCGCAGCGGCGTACACGCGCCGGTTTCCGTCGGCGTACCAGTGCTGAACGCCCAGTAGGTCCGCCAGCTCGTCGAGGGCGGTCCCCCCGTGCGCGAGCACGTGCGCGAGCACGGCGGCCTCCACAGCGTCGTTGTGGGGCGGGACGCGGCCTCCGAGGTCGACTACCTCGACCGCCGGGCGCCAAGGCTTGCGCTGGGTGGTCATGCTGCACCCCGAACGCCGCTGAACAACTGGGTCGCGCTCGCTTCGCCGCCTCGCCGCTTCGCGCGCTCATGCTCCTGGTCGCGCTCAAGCACTTGCATGTCGGCGACCGCGGATGCCGTGTCGAGGCCGCTGCCGGGGCCCACGCCGCCTCGCTCGAGCGCCTTCGGGGCGAGCTTCCCTGCCTGCCCGTCGGACCGCGCGAAGCTCCACCCGTCGGCCTTGTCGTCGGCCGCCTTGAGCCCGACCTGCGCTCGGAGCCGGGCGAGCTTCGATTCGGCGCGCATACCCGGCGTCGCCGCGGCGGAGTCGCGCACGGCGGCGAAGGCGAGCCGCAGGAGCGGGAGCACCGGCGTGTCGGCAGGGATCGGGAACTCGGGCAGCGTCTCGGTCAGCCACCCGCGCAGGTCGCGCTCGTCCTGCACGCCGAGCGTCGCCATCCGCGAGGCCAGGTAGCTAGCGCACTCGTCGACGTCGCGCTGCTTCTCGGCGAGGGTCTTGCCGCCGTGCGGGGCCTTCCCGAACGACGGTCGAGGGCCATGCTCATTCGCCGGCTCGCCCGCAGCCTGCGTGCTTGCGTCAGCAAGCACGGGACGGGACGGGACGGGACGGGACGGGAACGCAGGTGCGCCCGGGAGCGGGTGCGCAGGCGCGCCCGCACGTGAGCTATCGTTTGCCATCGGCACCGCATGGCAAGCGGATGGCAACTTGCCATCTCCGTCCTCGCGTTTGCCATCCGGTTTGCCATCGGTTTGCCATCGCTTCGCCGCCCCTCGGCGCCCTGCTTCGGCGCGCGTTTCCGAGAGTTCCTCGCGCTGCGGGGGCCCGAAATGATCGAAGTCGTGGATCTTCCACCCGCCGTCGATCGACTCGAACAGGCCAGCCGACTTGCCTGGCGGGATCGCGTCGACGAGTTCCTTCGCGAGCGCGTCCGTCTTCTTGACGCGCAAGAGCGTCGCGATGACGTGGCGCGGCACGACGCCGTTGGTCTTCTGCTTGCGCGACCAGACGATCGCTTTGAACCACAGATGCGCCGCGAGGTCGGAGACCATCAGCAGCTTCGGGTGGTCGAGCACGTCGTCGTCGAAGCGAGCCCACGACATCAGCGTGCCCCTCGCGCTCGCGTCGACACGCGGGCACGCAGCGAGACCAGGCGTTCAGCTTGCGGGGTGTGATTTCGATCCGTATGGTCCATGAGTCTCAACTCCATTCCGCGGCTTCGGGCTGCGGGCACACGGCCTCGGCGCTTGGAACCGCCGGGGCCGTGCTGTTTCTGCCGCTCGCCGTTGCCGCGCGTCTCTCAGTTCAACGCGCCTCAGTCACCACTGCTTCGGTCGTCGCCTTGCGGCCTCTCGTCTCGTGCCCGTCGTGTGCGCCGCAGACGCCGTAGACCTGGCAGCCCTCGCACCCCTCGACGTGCCGCGGGTCGCCTGCGCGTGCCTCTCGGTGCGCGCGAACCCACGGCCACTGCTCGAACGGCGTATTGGCGTAGTCGAAGGCGTCCCACACGAGCGCGAGCTGCAGGTCACTCACGGCATGCCCGCAGCGCGCGCGCGCGAGGCCAGCGCACTGCGGGCCCTGCTGCCGGGCGATGCTCGCGGCGTCGCTCAGCACGCGCTGGCACGTCCTGCAACGCACCTCCTCCATCACGCCACCTTGCTGCGATCGCCCACGAGGCGGATCGGGTGGCCGGCGGTCGGCTCGACGGAGATGCACCCGTCCGCAACGAGGATCGCGACCAGCTCGCCGACGGTGCGCATGCAGCTGGTGCCAAGCGCCTTGCCGATGGCCCCGCGGTTCGGCGTGTAGCCGTAGCGCTCGACGTGCAGGCAGATGAACTCGAAGGCCTGCTGCGCGCGCGCCCGGATGCGCTCCCGGTTCGCGTCGTGCCGGCGACGCGCGGCCACGGCGACGCGCGAGACGCCCTCCGCCTCGGCGAGGAGCTGTTGCAGGACGGTGATGCGCGCCGTGCGGCTGTACGGCTCGAGCCGGCGGCGAAGGAACGTGACGACCTCCTCGGCCGACGAGCGCTCGGCGGTCACGAGGTCGCCTCAATGAGCGCCTCGCCCAGCGCGGCCCACCGACGTGCGAGCTGCATCGCCTCCTCGCGGGTCGCGACAAGCCGCACGATGACGTGCTGCGTGCGCTCCGCATCCGGCGGGAGGCACTGCAGCTCGACCTTCCACTTCTTGCCGAGCGCCTGGTAGCCGCCGACCTGGACCCACACGCCGTGCGACGTCAGCTCCGGCCAGTGCGGGTTGGTGACCTCGCGGACGTACTCGGCGACGGTCTGGCCGGCGTACTCGGGCGTCTCGTAGAGTACCGGCACGTCGAGGCGACCGCGGACCGATGGTGCGGCCTTCACTGCGAGGCGCTCCGCCTGAACGAACACGAGCGCCCGGTCGAGCACACGCTCCCGCTCGTACCGGCACCATGCCTCCTGCCGGCCCTTCAGCTCGCGCGCGTGCTGTAGGCCGCCGAGCGCCCGCTTGCGCATGTAGTCGACGGCGTCGGACCCCCGGCCCATCTCGACGAGGCGCGCAGCGCGCTCGATGTGCGCGCGGGTGTCGCCGTCCGGAGCGCCTAGGGCGAGCGCTCGCAGCGCCGCCGCGGAGACCGGGCGGGGCAACGTCACGGCGAAGTCGAACCGAGCCTGCGCGCTCATTCGGCAGCCTCCACGCTCGTCTCGCGCGACGCGCGCATCGCCCGGCGGAACGCGTCGCCCGGCTCGTAGTCGTCCTCGCGGATGCGGTACTGCGCGCCGACCTCGATCTGCCGCACCCGCTCGCGCGTCAGGCCGAGGGCTGCGGCGACCTCCTCGAGCGACGCCCCGTCGGGGTGCGCGGCGATGAAGGCCTCGACGGTGTCGCCGCCAGGGAGGCACCGAGGGCAGTCGAGCGCGAGGAGCCCGCAGGGGCAGCGCGTCGGGTCCACCGGCTCGAGCGGCACGTCGGCGACCACGACGAGCACGGGGGGCGGCTGCGAGGTCAGCCAGGCCCAAAGGTTGAGCTGCGCGGCGCTCGCGCGGAACCGGCGGCTCACGCGTCCCCCTTGCCGAGCGCGTCGGCAGCGTGCAGTTCGGCGGTTGCGTCGAGCGCAGCGTGGTCGACGGGTGGCCGGTGTTTCCCGTTCGCGATCTTCGTCACGGTCGATACGCAGACGCCGAACCGTTCAGCGACGGCCTTGCGAGACTCGCCGCGCGCGACCGAGGCGCGGACCTCCGCGACCTGCTCGTTGGTCAGCTTCTGCACCACCGGCGGCCGCGTCCCGCGCTCGATGCAGCGGCGCGAGATAGCCTCGCCGGGAACGCGCCGGCCCTTCGCCACCATGTCGTCGTGGTTGGTCTTGTGCGTGCCTGGGAACAGGTGCGAGGGCTCGATGCAGCGCCGCACGTCGCAGGTATGGCAGACGAGTTCGCCGTCAGGGATGGGGCCGACGAAGACGAGGAACGCCGCCCGGTGCGCGTCCATCGTTCGCCGGCCGACCTTGACCGCGCCGTACCCGCTCCCCCGCCCCGCGCCGGAGAAGATGCGGCAGCCGTTCGCGTCCGGGTTGGACATGCGGATGAGCCGCTCGGCGAGGACCGCACGACGGACACCGCCGAGCTGGCCGTCCGGGTCGACGGTCTGCGCGAGGAGGCGCGCGCCCGGTGACGGTGCGCAGGTCACGACGCACCTCCTACATGTCGGCGCGCGAGGTCGGTCAGGATGGCGAGCACAGCGGGCTCGTCACCAGCCTTGGCTCGGTCGACGGCCTCCAGCACGGCGCCAGCGTCGAGCGCGTTCCTGATGGCGCTGGGCGTCAGCCGGAGGGGCTGAATAGGCACATTCCCGGTGCCTTTTCCGGTGCCTTTAGAGCCGTCTGGACCCCCCGTAACATCTGCGTCAGGCTGCGAAACGTGCTCAAAGGCGACGGGGCAAGCCGAGTCAAGGGTTCGAATCCCGTTGGGGACGCCACCCAACACCGCAGGAAAGACCTGGCCTTCCTGCGGCTCGACCACTGACGGTGCCTTTTCCGGTGCCTTTTCGACGGTGTCAGGAAGGGCCGGAAAGGGCCCTCCGATGCCGCCCGGCAGGTTGCGCGCGTGCGCGATGTAGCGCTGCGTCGTGGTCATGTCGCTATGTCCTCCACGGAACTGGATGCGTAGGTGGTCGTCGCCGCGCATCGCCATCCACACCAGCGACGTGTGCCGCAGGTCGTGGAGCCACAGGCCGTGGCGGGTCGCGTCGTCGTGGTAGAGCGCCGGCCGCTCGAGCTTCGCGGTGCGCAGGTCTTCGCGCAGGAGCTTCGCGCGCAGCTCGTCCGGCGGCATGTCGAAGAGGCGCCCCTCGGGACGCTCGGCGGCGAGCATCCGGAAGAACGGCACGGCCGCAGGCTCAATCGGGAACGTGCGCGTGCGCTTCGTCTTCGTCGCGCGGTCCGCGTTCGTCTTGCGGTCGCGCTGCTTGTCGATCGTCAGCGTCAGGTGCGCGAGGTCGAGAGACGCGGCCGTGATGGCGGCGATCTCGTTCGACCGCGGCCCAACGTAGACGGCGGCGACGTAGTACCGGCGTCGGGCGAGCGGCACCGCCTCGCACGCGACGAGCTGCAGGAACTCGTCGGGGTAGAGCACGGGGCCCTCGCGCTCGGCACCGTCCTCGGGACCGGTCACCTTCTCCGTCGGGTTGTCGGTTCGCACGCGCAGGTCGTCATGCTTCGACGCGCACGCCTCGCGGAACGCGCCGGTCACCTCGCCCCACACGTTCGACGCGGTCTTGGCCGTGATGCTCTCGCCCTCGATCGCGGCGTCCAGCTTCGTGACGACGCGCCGCAGCTCGTCCGCCGTGACGGCGTGGATCGGAAGGCTGCCGATGACAGGCTCGATCCAGTTCTTGAACCGGCCGCGCATGTCCCCCACCGTCTTGAGCCCCCTGCCCTCCTTCATCGTGAGCATGCGCGCCCACCACTTCGACACCGTCTCGAACGCGGGCGCCGGCTCCGGCACGGCGACGAGCTTGATCTGACCGGCACGCGCGGCACGCGCGAGGATGCGCGCTTCCATCGCCAACTGTTCGGCGCTCGCTCCAATCGTCAGCGGCAATAGGCGCCGCTGCTTGTTAGGGAATGTCGCGCGCACGTAGGGCTTCCCACCGCGCTCGACGATCTGGCCAGTTGCCTTACGCGGCATTGGCCTGCTCGACTGCCGGTTCGGCGATGGTGAGTCCGCGGGAGGCGAGGTTCGCGAGCACGCGCTGTTCAGCCTTCGCGCTCGGCCGGGCGCTGCGCTTGCGCGGCACGACCTCGACCGCGTCTCGACGGAGGTAGCTCTCGACGGTCACGACCCAGGCGCGCCCGCGCTTCACGGCGCCGGGAACGCGCCCCTGCCGGCACGCGCGGGCGAAGCCGGCGGAGGTGCGGTAGCCGGGCGGCAGGGCGCTCGACGAGTAGCAGGCCGGCGTCTGCGGCATGCTCGAACGGACGACTCGTGCGAACGCTTCTGCAACGGCCGAAAGGTCTTCGCTCATCTGGCACTCTCCGCGGCCCACACAACCACGCCGAGCGACGCAACCGCCAGCAGCACACCGACGACGATCGTGCTCATGACTGCGCGACCCTCCTGTCCCCTTCGACCTCGATGAACGTCCACGAGCGCGTACGCCCGAGGCGGCGCCGGTGCCCCTTCGTGCGACACCACCGATCCACGACGACCGCGAGCCGTCCGCCGCGCTCCTCGACGTGCGACGAGCAGCCGCACGGCGCGCGGATGACGAAGACGACGGCGCTCATGCGGCCTCCGACTTCAATGCGGATTTGGCGCGGCGGGTGGCCCAGCCCTTGACTTGGCGGGCGCGGCGCTGCTCTGTCGTCTGCGCGGAATTGCCTTTGATAGCGCGAGCGCGTTTCTGATCAGGCGTCATTTTGGCAATGGAGGCGCGGCCCTTCATCGCGCTCGCCTGCACAGACTTTGCACCGCGTGTGGCAACCGCCTTCCGGGCGCGCTCACTGCGCTGCTCTGGCGTCTGCTTGGCGGCGGCCGCAGCGCCGGCATTCTTGGCATATGCTCGGCGTTGATCAGGCGTCAGCGCCGCATTGCAAACCGCGATGTTCGCGTGACGTTGCTCGGTCGTTACCTTCGCCATGTTTTCGTGGCTGGCGCATCCCCTACACTTTGATCGCCGGCCTTCATTCACGGCGCGCCTAGCCCCTATCCTGCCGATGCGCCGACCGCACACGCACCTGCACCCGCGCGCACAGGTCTTCGGTACGTTCTGCGCTTTGGTTCCCGCCGGCACCAAGAACACCACGCCGCAGTGCGCGCAGACGATGTGCAGCGGCTTGTCCGCGCCGAACACGGCCTCTGCGTACTTGAGCACGCCCTCGCGGAGCGCCGAGAGCGGGACCTCGCGCCCGGAGTGGGTGCGGATCTTCCGATTCGATGCGGCGGTGTCGGTCTGTTCGACCACTTGCTCAACGACGGCCGCGAGTTCCTCGCCGAACACCTTGACGACCGGGTGCTTCTGTTCGCCCTTGCGCGTGCGCTTCTTCGACTTCGCGACCTCGCGCGCCAGCTTGTCGATCGCCGCCTCTTGCTCGCGCGCGGCGCGCACCGTCGCGGATGCCACCGAGGCGGAGCGCACGATGTCGATGACGCTGCGGGGCACGCTCATTGCGCCACCTCCACAGCTGCCGTCGTCGTCTCGCCCCGCCGCACGGGGAACACGTGGTGCCCGACGAGCATCAGCAGGTCGCACAGCGCCCTGGCGTCCTCGAGCGAGGATGCCCTGTAGCAGCGCTCCCCGATGGCGTCGGCGGCGGCGTCGAGGTCGCGCACGTCGACCTTGACCATCCCGACGCCCATCGCGCGGGCCGTCGCGATGCTCTCGCGGATCTTCGCGGTGTCCATCACGGCACCTCCGCGGCTTCCGCAGCCATCCGGTCCGCCGCCGCGTCGACCATCGCGCGCGTGACGTTCGGGTTGCCGACCGCGACGTTGCCGTAGGCGAAGCTGCGGCGCTGGGCCTCGCGCTCCGCAGCGTTCGCGGCCTGCACCCGGACGATGCGCGCGGCCTCCCGCTCGCTCCACCAGCGGACCCACCGCAGCATCGGCATGCGCCACCAGCGCTCGCCAGCGACCTCGCGCGAGGTCCAACCGGCACGCTGCAGCAGGCTGGCATCATCGGTCACATCGTTCGGATTCGCCATTTTCCGCACCTCGACAGAATCTGTTCAGTGGATGAGTCGGCGCTGCACGCCTGACCCGCAGTTGCGCGGGTGCAGTGGCGTGGTCACGTTTCGACGATGGGCCCTGAGTGCCAGACAACGCGCGCAGCTCGCACGAGCGCGTCGCCGACGACGAGCAGAGGCCGCGACGTGGCAGCCGTCACCGCGCGGAGGCCGAGCTGCAGCAGGACCACGGCGACCCGCCCCCGAACGCGGGCGCTGACGAACGGGAGCGGGATCGCCATGGGGTTACGCAGCCTCGCTGATGTCGGTCTGGAACGCGTCGCCGCGGTAGTGCGCGTTCAACTTGTTGCGAAGCTGCGTCTTCGTCCGGCTCTGTTGCGCCATCAACTCAACGATCTGCAGCTCGTCAGAGAAGGCGCGGGCCGCCGGCTCCTGAAGCCACACGTGGTGACGGTGCGCTTCCGGGGTGGCGTTTCGGCGCCGCAGCTCCGCGGCCTCGGAGTCGCCGAGCAGCATGTTGTAGATTTCGCCGAAGATGCTGCGGAGCTGCTTCGGGTACCGCCCATGCGTCCACGTGATGCCCCACAACGGAGCGAGCGCACGCACGAGAGACGGGCGGAACCGAATCTCCCACTCGCTCGGCTCCTCGCGGAGCAACGAAGCAATGCGCCGCTCGATGGCGTTGCGCGGACGCCGGTCCTGGTAGCCAGTCCGCTCGTGAATGAGCGACTCCAGTCCGGCCGTGGCGAACGCTCCGAGGAGCGTCGCGCAGCGGATGGCGGTCGCGGTCTGCTGCGTGTGCAGTCGACCGGAAGCGAGCGCGTCGACGTAGGCACGGAGGATGGCGACGAACGCGTCGGTGGTGATTCCGTTCGCAGGACCAGTAGGGCCGTCGAACGAAACCGGGACCACTTCGATCGGGCTGGAATCCGTGGAGATTCGTGCGATGTAGCGGCCCAAATCGGCCGAACCGGCGCCGCTATTTTTCCCGCGCAAAGCGGCAAGCGTTCCGCGCTGCGAGAGCACGCATCGGCCGTCGTCCAGCACGTAGCAGTCGACGTTGCTGCCCTCGACGAGCGTACCGCTCGCCACAGCCCGCGGCTTCGCGGCGCTCACTTCGACACCTCGGCCGGAACCGCCGGCTTGCCCGTCAGCATCCGATCGATCGCCTCCCGCGGAATACGCCAGATCCGCGTGCCCACCTTCACCGCCGGGATCGACCCCAGCTTGATCGCGCTCATCAGCGCGCTACGACTCACACCCAACAACTGCATGGCTTCCGAGGTCGTCAACATCGAGTGCGGCTCCTTCGCGTCGGCAACAGGCGCCAACGCTTCCTCCAATCGGCAAAAAACCGTCGCCGACCGCAACTTGCGGTCACTCGTTTGCGGCGGCGGACGCACCACCAGCAGCAGCGGCGGCAGCTCCGACACGCGCGAGCGCAACGCGGGGAGCGTGAGCGCGGGGGGCATCAGGCGGCCTCCGACTTCGCCCACGCCTCGACCGGGATGCCCACCACGCGCTGCGCCGCGACGGCGAACGAGATGTCGGGCGACCGCTCGCCGTTCTCGTACCGGCGCAGCCTCCACCACTTCGTGCCGAGCAACTCCGCCGCCGCGACGAGCGTCAGACCCTCGCCCAAGCGCCACGCAGCCAGACGTTCGTTCGGTGATGCCATACCAGAAGGAATATACCAGATGGAATCAGTGCGCAAGGGGTCATCGGTAGGCGCCCACAGAAGCGCTCGATTCCCCTATGTTTCTCGCGTGGCATCGAAACGAATCGACCCGGACGAGCTGAAGCGTCGAGGTATTCGGCTGAAGAGGTGGCGCGATCTTCGTGGCCTCAAGCAGGAGGACGTGGCGCTCGCGGCCGGCGTGAACCAGTCCAACTGGTCCACCTACGAGAACGGCCACAAATGGATGCACGGCGACACGCTCGGCGGTGTGCTGCGCGCGCTACGGATCACGGACGAGCAGCTCATGGGCCACGGACCGATCGACGAGACGGCGGACCACGCGCCCGAGTCGTCGGAGTTCGACGGTCTCGACCCGAAGGAACAGGTCCGGCGCGAGAGCGTCTACCAGAGCGCCCCGCCCACGGTTCGGTACTGGTTCGACCACGACGACTCGTTCACTGCAGGCAAGGACATCTCGAAGCTCACGGTTCGCGCGTACCAACGACGGCTCGAAGCGATCTGGGCGGACTTCGATGCCGGGGCGCTGTCGGAGCCAGGTACGCAACTTGAAGGCTCGACGATGCAGCCGGACGAGCCGGACCCGGACGCGCCGGCCCGGAAGCGGTGACGCGTGCCGCATTGCAACCGTGCCACGTGCACCGAGACGACCGACGACGACGGGGACGGGCGCGTCTGCCGGTGCCCATGCGTGGTGTGCACCGACGACCCCACGGCCCCCGCCAGGCCGACGCCGAGGGGCGCGACGATGCCGCTCTCGACGTTCGGCGTGCTGCTACTTCTCGCCTCGGGCGTGTGGTTCTACTCGTCGTCGTCAAAGCCATCGCAGTCGCAGCCTGCGCCCTCTCCAGCCGTTGCTACAACCGACGAGCCGCGCGTCGAGCAGAAGCGAGCCGACCCACCTCCGCCGAAACCGCTATCGCTCGACCAACGGCTCGCTGGCCGCCAACTCGCCGTCGCACTGGAGGTCGTGAGGCCGCTCTTGGGCGACACGATCGATCAACCGAGCGAGGCGGATCTCTCGTTTGCTCGCTGGGCAGCGCGGAGCCTCACCTGGGAGGATCTGCAGTCGGTGCAGGAAACCGAGCCCGCGCTGGTGATGAAGGACTCGGAGGCTGAGCGCGGGAAGCGCATCTGCGCGTCGGGCTCGATCGTTCAGATCGAAGCGCAGCGCGGCAACTTCGGCAGGATCTACGGCGGCCTTCTCCTGACGTACGCCGGGACCACGATCTACTTCTTCGCGGCGGGTGATACGGGCTCGCTGGTCGCGCACAGCGACGCTCGGTTCTGCGGCATCGTCAGTGGCCGGAACGAGTACAAGACGAACTTCGGCGGGACGAATCAGGCGGTGCTCGCGATCGGCATGTTCGACCTTCCGTCGAACCACACCGCGAAGAAGTAGCTACGCCGCGAGCACAACGCCGACGCGCGACGTGTTGTCGGGGAGGCGCCACGCGCGGCCGTTCTCGTTCTGCGCGAAGCCTTCCCGCCGCGCGAGGTCGACGAGCTTCCCGATGCCGCGCGGCATGGGCCGATCGGGCATCGCGCGCCGCGGGCCCTTGCGGTCGTACAGCGCGACAGGCGCCAGCTCGAGATCCCCGATGCGGAGCAGGATCACGCTCGCCGACGTCGCTGGACGGAGCGCGTGCAGCTCGACGAGGTCGCGCGTCTGCTTCCATGCGCGGCGCACCGAGTCGGCCGGCGCGAGCATCGCCGCCGCGTAGCGCGTGCAGAAGGCCTCGGCGTGGCACGCGAGCACGAGCCCCTCGCTGCGAATCATGTGGTGGCTGTGCTCGTGCCAGGCGGTGAGAGCCATGTCCTGGTCGCACATCCCATCGAAGACGTAGACGGTCGGCGCGTCGTTCACGATGCCGAAGGTGCCGACGCCTGAGCGCGCGTAGATGGGCGAGCGGGCGTCGTAGGTGGCGAGCCGCACGCCGAGCCGCGAGAGGCCCGTACGCCACGGCGGCGAGTCGTGCCCGTCGAGGGCTGCGATGCGGAGGTTTCGCTGCGCGAAGGCTTCGGCGTCGTCGAGGTTGATCGGCAAGGTTCCAGATTCGTCCCGAGCTGGGATGCCGTCACCCCCCGGACGGACATTCTTTTGCCGGGCTCTCGCATACCAGTTGACATGCGCATATCGGATGGTATGTTTGGTTGGTCAGCAGCGAGGAGGACCCCGATGGACCACGCAACCCGCCAGCGCCGAATGAACGCCGCGCAGCGCCGCTACGACGCGATGTCGCCGCCGGACGCCGGCTGTGACTGCGACGACGGCTGCGACAACTGCGAGCCGCCGACCACGACGTGCGACCTCTGCAACCGCCTCAAGCGCGTGCACGGCCACGACGACGGCTGCGGCGGCACGCTCAGCGTCTGCGACGACTGCCACGCGGAGCCGTTCTCGTGAACGCCCCCGCCGAGGCGCCCGTCCGCGAGGCGTACGCCGCGCACCTGTCCGTCGGGCTCGACGACGTTGTGGCCGGCGCGATCGACGCCGTGTGCATCCGCCTCCGCTACGTCGGCGCGTCGAAGGAGGCCGCGGAGCTGTTCCGCCTCGACGCCACCGACGGCCGCGATCGCTCGTTCATGGGGGACGAGCTGAAGTGGATCGCCAAGAACGTCCGCGCCGCGCGCAGCCCCGACGTGGTGCGCGCCATCCGTCACGCGTTCGCCGTGCTCCGCGAGCGCGAGGCCTTCTCCGCGCGCCTCTTCGCGCTCCCCGCGAGGGCCTCATGAGCCGCTGCATGTGCGGCGCGACGGACTGCGACGCCTGCTACGGCAAGCGCGAGCCTGAGGTCGAGCGTGGCCCCGAGTGCGACGAGTGCGGGGAGGTCGCGCAGGATCGCTACCACCCCGGCCTACGCGTCCTGATCACCATCGAAGAGATGGGCGGCCGGATGCTCTGCAACGGCTGCCGCGAAGCCCGCGCGCTCTGCGACGAGTGCTCCGCGCTGGTCCTGAACGCCGACTACGACGACGACGGCCGCTGCCCCAAGTGCGCCGCGAAGGCGAAGCTGCTCGGCGCCGCCAAGGTCTACCGCTCCGTCGCCGACACGTACCCCGCGGGGCCGTGGCGAGAGGCCGCGCTCGGTATGGCCGACAAGCTCGAGCACGACGCCGCAGCGGTGACGGCGTGACCGCCGACACGTTCGTGTGCGGCTCTCGAATCAACGGCGTCTGGAAGATTTCGCGCGGGAGCTTCTCGGCTCGCACCTGCGCGTCGGGACTCGGACGCGACCCCGAGCGCGCCTTTTCGACCCTTTTCGCGCGCATCCGCCGCGCTGCCTGACCAGGAGACCCAATGGCCATCCGTTACATCTCACACATCTCCGTCGAAAACATCCGCGGCATCACCGAGTGGTCGATTGACGTCCCGCCGGGCGGACTCCGATTCAGCGGGGACATCGGCGTCGGCAAGACGTCGATCCTCGACGCCGTTTCGTCGGGCCTCCGCAAGATGGGCCTCGGCGCCGAGATCATCCGCAACGGCTCAGAGAAGGGCGTCTCCGTCCTGACCTTCAACGACGGGACGCGTGCGAAGCGCACGGTCACCCGCGACGGCGTCACGCGTTGCGAGGTGAAGCCGCCGGGTACCCGCGGAATCGAGAAGCCGCAGGAGCAGCTCGACAAGATGCTCGGCCTCGCCGCCTTTGACGTGATCGCCTTCATCTCGGCGACCGAGCCGGCCGAGCGCGTGCGGCTTCTGCAGAAGGCGATGCCCTGCACGGTCACGCTCGAGCGGCTACGCGAGTGGGTGCCAAACCTCGATGCCTTCGACTGCAGCGGCCACGGCCTCGACGTCCTGAAGAAGCTGCACAAGATCGCGTACGACCGGCGCGCGCCGGCGAACGCCACGGCGAAGGCTGCGCAGGGCGACCTCGAGCGCGCGACGACCGCGGCGGCCCTGGCGAGCGAGGGTGTCGACCCCAACGCGGCGAGCGTCGACGACGCGACGGCCCGCGTGGCCGATGCCGAGCGGAAGCTCTCGGGGGTGCGCGCGGCGATCGCTGCTGCGGCCGCCTACGAGACCCGCACCACCGCGGTGCGCGCCAAGATCGCCCAGCTCCGCACCGACGGGCGCGCCGCGGCGCGGTCCGAGGATGAGCTGATCGCCGCGAGCGCCGCCCTCGACGTGGCGCGTGAGACCATCGGCGAGCGAACGGCGCTCGTCAGGGACCTCGAAGCGAAACTCGCGGCAGCGCGTGAGAGCCTCGCTGCTGACGAGCGGCGAGTGTATGCGGCCGAGCAGGCCCTGCGATCCATCGAGAGCGCCCGCTCGGAAGCGACGAAGCTCTACCAGCAAGCCGACGAACTGCAGGCGACGCTGACCGCCACGGCCCCTGGCGCCCCGTCGGATGCGGCCCTCGAAGACGCCGCTCGTGAGGTCGCGACCGCTCGCGCTGGCGTCGAAGCTGCCGAACGTGCACGTGCCGCCGACCTCGCCAACAAGGCGCGCGACACCGCCGCGTCGAAGCAGTTCACCGCGCAAGCCGAGGCCGACCGATACGACGTCATCGTCAAGGCGCTCGCGAACGACGCGCCGAAGGCACTCCTGGCCGAGTCGGGCGGAATCGACGGCATCGAGATCGACGGCGACACTATCCGGCTCGACGGCGTCTCGATCGACTCGCTGTCGTCCGGCGAGGCGCTGATCTTCTCCACCAAGTTGGCGAAGCGCCTGAACAAGACGCCGTTCATGATCATCGACCACCTGGAGCACCTGCCCCCGAAGCGTCGGGACTCGTTCCTTCGCGAGGCTGGCGCGGGTGGTTGGCAACTCTTCGTCTCCGAGACCACGGACGACGACCAGCTCGTCATCACCGCGATCGAGTTCGTCGAAGACGACGCAGCTGCCGCCGAGTGACGTGTTCCGCAACTTTTAGGAGGACGACATGGCCCCGAAGACTTTCAAGAAGGCGACGAAACACCAACTGAAGCTGCGCCTCGCGCTGGCCGGCGTGTCCGGCGGCGGCAAGACGTACACGGCGCTGAAGATCGCCTCGTTCCTCGTGCCCGGCGGCCGCGTCGCCGTCATCGACACGGAGCGCGAGTCGGCCTCGCTCTACGCCGACGAGTTCAACTTCGACACGCTCGCCCTCGATTCGTTCCACCCGACGGAATACGTCGACGCCATCCACGCGGCCGAGGCAGAGGGCTACGACGTCATCATCATCGACTCGCTCTCGCACGCATGGGCGGGGAAGGACGGCGTCCTCGATGAGAAGGACAAGATCACGAAGCGCGACCGAAACGCCAACAGCTACACGGCCTGGGGCGAGGCGGGCAAGCTGCAGGACCAGCTCGTTGAGGCGATCACGCGGTCGAAGTGCCACGTCATCGTGACGATGCGGTCGAAGATGGAGCACGTCCAGGAGAAGGACGAGCGCACGAACAAGACAGTCGTCCGCAAGGTCGGCATGAAGGTGATTCAGCGCGACGACCTCGAGTACGAGTTCACGCTCTTCGCCTCGATGCTGAACGACAACACGATGGTCGTCGAGAAGACGCGCTGCAAGGCGCTCACAGGCGCCGTCATCCCGAAGCCCGGCAAGGACGTCGCGGACACGCTGAGCGCCTGGCTAATGGACGGCGCGCCCGAGGAAAAGCCAGTCGCCCCGGTGTCTCCCGCGCCGTTCCTGATGGACCTCGCCGCGTCGATGTCGTCGAAGGCCGACTGCGAGGACACGTGGTCGAAGTACGTGAGCGCGCGGAAAGAGATGAGCGCGGACGAGTGCGCGAAGTTCGAGTCGGCGTGGAAGCGGCGCAAGTCTGAGCTTGTGGAGGCCGCGAAGGCCCGTGCGGCCGCCGCCAGCGCGCCGACGAACGGCGCCACGGTGCCGACCCCGATCCCGCCGCTCGCGTCCCCGCCCGCTGTCGCCGACCCGAACGCGGAGGTTCGGCTGTGAGCGGCTCCGGGTTCCAGTTCTCGCACACCTCGGTGCGCGCGTACCTCACGTGCCCGAAGCAGGCCGCGTTCCGCTACGTGGACCGCCGCAGGACGCCGATGGTGCACCGCATGGCGCTCGGACGCGTCGGCCACGCCGTCACCGAGTTGGGCCCCCGTCGCATCCTCGCTGGGCTCCCACTGCCGACGAGCGAGGAGATCCGAGATGTCGCCACGTCGTTCGCCGAGGGCATCATGCCGGAGGTCGCGTGGGCGAAGGATGAAGACGAGGACCGCGCGTTGCTCGCGGTGCGCGGCGCTGCCATCGGCGAAGCGTACCTGCGCGACGTCGTGCCGCTCCTCTCGGTGGCCGCCGTCGAGGAACCGTTCGAGGCGAACATCGAGGGCGTCATCGTCCGCGGCCGCATCGACCTTGTCGAGACCATCGGAGTGCGCGAGACGAAGACGAAGATGCGCGCGGGGAGCGCGTGGGGTGAGCCGGCGGAGCGGCTGCAGCTCGGCATGTACGCCGTCGTGCGGCAGCCGATGACGGCCCGCCCGCTCGAGGGGGCCATCGACACGCTCGTCATGAGCGAGACGAAGGCGCGCGGCCGCGAGGTGCGGCACCTGCCCATCATCCTCGACGCCGACGAGCTGGCCGCCGAGGCCGATGCCGCGCGCGCCGCGGTGCGCTTCATCGCCGCCGCCACCGAGCGCGGCGACTACCCGCGCAACCCGACGGCGTGCTCGACGTGGGGCGAACCGTGCGCCTTCCTCGCCGAGTGCATGCCGGGGCGCGCGAGTGCCGTGGAGCGCGCAGAGGCGCTCAAGGCCGAAGCCGCCGCCGCGGCGCCCGCAGTCGAGAAGACCAGCTCCAAAGCGGCGCGAGCGCGCGCCAACGCTGCCGTAGTGATCTGAGAGGAGATAGGACCGATGGCCGAAGGACTGAATCGTGTGCTGTTGCTCGGGAACCTCGGAGCCGATCCGGAGCTGCGCTTCGGACAGGGGCCCGACACCGCGGTGCTGAAACTCCGCCTCGCGACGACGGAGAGCTACTTCGACAAGCGCATCAACGAGCGCAAGGAGCGCACCGACTGGCACAGCGTCGTCATCTTCGGGAAGCGCGCCGAGGCGTTGCAGAAGCTGTTATCGAAGGGGTCGCGCGTCTTCATCGAGGGGCGGCTGTCGACGTCGAGCTACGACAAGGATGGGCAGAAGCACTACCGCACCGACGTCATCGCCACGAACGTCATCCTGAACGGCGCGGCTGCGACGGGGCAGCAGCGGCCGGCGTCGAACGGCACGCAGCCGAGCGGTGGGGGCGCGCGCCCGCAGAGCGCCCCGCAAGGCGGCGGAGGCATGGACTTCGGCGACGACATGCCGGGCGGCTACGAGGACGATCAGATCCCCTTCTAGCCTGCTTGCGTGTAACTGCCAGTCAGTGAGACACAGCCGGGGGCAGACCGGCACTGCCTGCGACTTCTGGCGAGGACCCGCGCGATAGCTGGCGTGGGGAGGCGACGTTCGATTCGTCGCGTGGGCGCTATGGGAGCACTTCAATCCGTCATCGTCGCGCGCGTTCACGGCGTGCGCCCGAAGCTTCGCCACCTGACCGGCGACAGGCTGCTCGAGAACCTCATGGAATCGATCGCGAACGACGGCTGCCAGATGTGCGTCCCGGAGCCCTGCGAGTCGGGCTACGTCGACGACCCCGCGAGCGTGAAGGCTCTTCGGTTCCTGCTGCGCTGCATGGAGGCCGCGTGAAGGACTTCGCCACCAAGCTGCCGCGCCTCGCCGAGATGGCGCGCGGGATCGACATCTCGAATCCGATGGAGACGATCGTCTCCGACGGGCTCCTCTCCGCGGCCCTCGTCGACGTGAAGGCGCTCGGGTGGGGTGCGCCCTACTCGCTGCTCGCACTCGTCACGCTGGCGGAGGCGAAGCGCAAGGCCGCGGGGCCCGTGACGATCGCGTTCGACGCGCATGGGAACGGGCCGTTCTGCGCGCACGGCAACATCCCGATCTTCTGCCCGACGTGCGAGGCGGCAAGCGACGCCGAGGACCGGCTGCTTCGGAAGCTCGTCGAGCTGGCGAAGGGCGGCGTGTGATGTGGCCGAAGCGCGTGCACGAGCGGATGCGCGCCGCGACGCCGGCCAGCATGATCGGCCAGCGCTTCGGCTCGCTCGTCGTCTCGGGCGGCCCCGTGCGGCGCGGTGCCGGGCGCGAGTCGCGGCTCTACTGGCTCTGCACGTGCGACTGCGGGCGCTCGGCGGTGGCGAAGGCGACCGAGCTGCGCAGCGGGCGCAAGACGCGTTGCGGCTCGCGGCACGGCGTGGACCTGGGGCGCGTGAAGCTCGCGGTGGTCGGCGTGCCGGGGGCTATCGCAGCGGCCGCGCGCCGCATCGGCTGCTCGCCGGACGACTACATGGCGCACGTCGAGTGCGGTCTTAGTTGGTGCAGCTACCACCGCGCATGGCACCCGGGCGCCGAGTTCGGCTCGCACATGGGGCGACCCACGGGCGCGCAGCCGGACTGCCTCGCGGCGATGGTGGCGATTCGGAAGGCACGGCGCGCCGCGTAGGCGCGAGGAGGAATCGACGATGGCGAAGAGAACGTTCGAGGCCAACACCGACGAGACCGAGGCCTTCATCGAGGCGATGGAAGACGCGATCGTGACCGATCGGCAGCCGTGGAGACACGGGCACCACGAGACGCGCGTCGTCCCGTTCGAGGGGAAGCACTACCGGCTGAACGTGTCGGTGCACCACGAAGAGGGCGACCAGGACCGCGCGCCGTACCGCGTGACCGAGGTGCGCGCCGTCGAGAAGGCCGTCGTGGTCACCGAGTGGGTCCCCGTCGACGCCGCGGAGAGCGCGTCGTGACGCTCTACTTCGAGGGCCACAGCGACGACACGGTCGCATGGACGGACGCGGGCGGCTTCCCGATCATGCGCGGCGACTCGCTCGACGACTGCGCGCGTGGCGACGACTTCGTGTTCACCGTCGGGAACGAGGCCAGCGGAGGCGTGCGCGTCGTCTTCGCGTACGCCCGCGGCGACTCGCCCGGGTGGGCCGCGACCTTCGAGCTGCTCGAGGAGGACGTCCCGATCCCGTGGCCGATCTCGCTCGACGCGGACGGCTACACGGTCCGCGTGCGCATCGACGGGAGCGTCACGATGGCCAACGTGAAGGCCGAGAGGCGGAGGACGAAGTGAAGGCGATCGAGGTCACCGAGGAGATCGAGCAGGCGATCGATCGCGCGCGGAAGGCGCGAACGGGCGTGACCACCGCGCAGCGTGGGAGCGCCGTGTGGGGCCAGGCGACGCGATGGCAGTCGGAGACCAAGTGCGCCCTCGCCGACCTGGTGCTCGCCGCCCCCGTGCGCCCTGTGGTGCAGGGCACGCCCGTCGACGTGGCGGGGACGCTCGCGCACGCGGCGCGGGTCGAACGCGCTGCGCTGGCGCTGTACGAGGCCGAGGTCAACGAGGTCTGCGAGTCGCGCCACTGGAACGACCTCACCGGCGCGCTGCAGGACTCGCAGCGCGCGCAGGGCAAGCCGTGGCCGCCGGCCGATGCTGGCGAGGCGAACGCCGTGAAGCAGGACCAAGCCGCGCACGACGCGTGGGCGCAGCGGATCGAACGCGCAGCGGCGAAGGTGTCGAAATGAGCGCGACCTGTCCCGACTGCGGCTGCGGCTACGACGTGCCTGCGCTCAATGGGTGGCGGTGCGACGCGTGCGAGGCCGATGCCCTTCGCGGTACTCTCGCCGAGGCGCGGGCGTGGTCTGCCCGATGGCACGCGCTCGCCCGCGAGTACTTCGGCAAGTGGCGCCGGCAGCGCGTCGCGGGCGGCTTCGACGGCGACGGCTCGCTCTTCATCGAGCGCATGGGTCCGGCGGACGGTGGCTTCGAGGTTGTGCTCCGCGGCGACTGGGTCGTCACGCAGATGGCGGACGCGCTCATGCACATGCTCGACAGCGCGAAGGCGCCGAACACGATCGAGTGCAGGCTGACCGACCATAAGGGCGACGGCGTGATCGTCGAGGTTCGCCGGCAGCACGGCAAGACGATGGCGATGCTGCGCGACGAGGCCGAGCGAAGGAGCACCATGGCCTTCGCAGCCGTCTCGATGGCGCGAAGTGAAGGTTACGAATCTGGAGTCGTTGACGGAATCAAAGCCGCCGGACGACTCGCTGGCATCGCAGAGAGCGTACAGAAACGCATCGCCGCAGCGCTGATCGACGGCTTCAACGTGTGCATCGAGGAAGGGGGTGGCCGTGGCTGAGACCCGCACCGTCACGCTCGCCAGCGACGCGATCGACGAGCTGGGCGCCTGGCGCACGAGCGTCCACCGCCTCGACGAGATGCGCGCGGCGTGGGCGAGGGACGACGTGCGCCCCCTCGGCTACGACGACGCCGTGCGGGCCCTGCGCGTTGCTCAGGCGCGCGTTGCCCCCGTCCTGGCGGAGTCGTGCGCGGAAGCGTTCCTCGACGCCGCCACGTCGCCCCCAGCGACGCGCAGCGACTTCGCCGCGGTCGACTGGCGCACCGTCGTCGCGTGCCTCGGGTGGCGGCTCTTGTTGGTCACCGAAGACGAGGTGCGCGCCACCCCGCGCGAGCCGCCGTTCGATCGCGTGCTCGTCATCACCGACAACGCGGGCGAGGCGAACATCGACATCGCGCGGACGGAGCCGATCGGGTCGATGCCGCTCGCCGCGGGGCCGCTCACCATGAGCGCGCGCATCGGTGCGATGCTCGAAGGGCGTGCGGTGGACTGGAGCGTCGACCTCGACGCAGACGAGGCGGCAGAATGAGCCGGAGCTACACCGACGAGCATGCGCAAGCGGCCCGTTCGTCCGACCCCAAAGCGGCGCGCGCGCTCGTGTTGCTCATGCGGAGCATCAGCGAGGAGTGCTACTGCGCGGGCTGGATGAGCGGCCTCGAAGATGCGCTGTGGGACATGCTGGCCGGCGGCTCGCGGCGCTACGGGCAGGGCGAGAACGGCTCGAGCGACGGCAGCGTCAAGCCGGAGACGGTCGACGCGCTCCGGCTCCTGCACGAACGGTGCGGCGGCTGGTGGTACTGGCACGACGACGCCGACGCCGACACCGGCGCTGGAGGCGACGCGAGCGAGTGGGGGCCGCGGTTCGCGACCACCGCGGAGTGGGTGGGCCGGTGCTGACGTACGTGGTCAGCGTGGATGGCGCGCGGCTGCGCGACGGGTCGTACACGACGCTTCGCTACGCGATCGCGCGGGCACGGAGAGAGCACAGCGAGCGGCCGAACGTTGCCGTTGTCGTTGAAGACGTGGACGGCAACAACGTCGAGCATGGCCCGCGCGTGCTGCGCTGGACGTCGCATCCCAGCCCGTAGCTGAGAATCCTCGCCGTTTCTGACAATCGACCGCGCGACAGATAAAAACTGTTGCTCGGTCGGAGGGATCCTGTAGAGTGGATTCATCGGTCGGGAACGACTGACCCGGCTCGGCGGACCCGAGCAGCTCCAACGAGGAGAGCAGCGTGTTCGAACTGCAGATTCTCATCCCGGTGGTCGACAACGCGAACGTCGCGTTCACCGCTGACGACCACGTCGCCTTCGAGGCGTTCGTGATCGACCGCTTCGGCGGCGTCACCCTCTACCCCGCGCAGGCGGTCGGCTCCTGGGTCGACGGCGGCAAGCGCTACGACGACCACACGCGCGTGTACGCGTTCGCGGTGAAGTCGCTCGTCGACGGCGCGAAGGTCGGCGAAGTCGTCGCCTTCGCGAAGTCGCACTACCGCCAGGAGGCCATGTACCTCCGCTACCTCGGCCTCGCCGAGATCCTCTAGCCCGAGACGGGGGCCCCGCGGAGATGCGGGGCCCCTCTCTCCCTTCGGAGACGTTCACCATGCCGAAGTACATCACGCTCTCGGGCCACGAGATCGCGCACGAGACCCCCGCGCCCGCCGTCGCCGCGTTCCTCGACCGGCTGCGCGCGATGCTCGAAGACGACGCCGTCGACGAGCAGGCCATGATCGGGTGCGCCTACGGGCCCGAGAACCCGCTGCTCGACCACACGCTCTTCGCCGGCCGCGGCGGGGTCACCCGCGAGACGCTCTCCGACCCGCTCTACCACGTCATGGCCGACATGCTGGCCAGGAAGCACGCGCGGGCCCGTGGCGTCGACGTCGCCAAGATCGCAGACGAGCACACGGTCACCGTCGGCGACGCGGCAGAGCGTCTCGGTGTGCACGAGAGCGCCATCCGCCAGGCCATCGCCGCGAGGCGGCTGCCGTCGTGGGTCAAGGACGGGAAGCACTACCTGCGGCCCGACGCCGTCGAGGCGTTCAAGGTCGGCAACCGCGGGCCGAAGCCGGCGGGGTCGGGCGAGCCGTTGAAGGTCCGGATCGGCAACGTCGACGGGTACGGCTTCCGGATCAAGGCGCTCGGGGGCCTCTCGCGCGAGGAGCGGCCCGCGCCGAACGTCGTCGAGGCGGAGCTGCTGCGCTGGTCGCGGGTCGCCATCATCGCGGGCGGGGAGGGCAAGCACCGCTTCTTCGTGCTCGAGCCCGCCGAGGACGAGAACGAGCTGGCGGTGGGGACCTTCTACGTCCGCGGCAAGTTCGCGATCGCCGCGAAGCAGAACAACCCGCGCAAGGCTCGCGAGGCGTGGGACGCGTTCGAGCCGGCGTGACATCGGTGCGGCTGACGACCGCGCAGCTCGAGGCGGTGCACATGTACGTGACCGACCCGTGCCACTGCGAGGCCGACGACGACGAGGCCGCGACGGTGTGTGCGATCCGTGACGCGCTCGAGGGGCGGACGCTCGCTGTGCGCGGCGCCGAGGAAGCGCGGAGCTTCGCGGCGGCCGTCACCGAAGGCGCGAACAGCGCCGACGACAGCGGCGACCGCGCGTGGTGCACGGCGCTCGGGTGCGTGGCGTCGAAGCTCTGGCGAGCGGCCGCACAAAACGACGAAGCGCCCGCCCAGCCGTGAGGCCGAGCGGGCGCGTTCGTTCGTCGGAGGCTCGTCAGTCGCGCGCGTGCGGCGCGGCGTAGGCGGCGAGCGCGGACAGCTCGGCGAGGAGCCCGGCGGACGGGTAGGCCCGCGCGTCGGTGACGCCTGCGCGCTCGAGCTGAATCGATCGGGCCGCGAGGTACGCGAGCGCGTCGACCGCCTCCTCTCCGGCCTCGCGCATGAAGTCGCGCGGGTCGGTGTCGATCGCGAAGGGCCCGTACGTCTCGCGCCCGTGGTCGAGCCTCGCCGCGTTCAGCGCCACGACGTCGCTCGCCACGCAGTGCGCCTCGAGCCACTCGGTGATTCTGTGCTCGTCGCTCATGCTGCACCTGGTAGCGCGGGGAGAGGCGGCATCGCCAGCAGCCCCGCCGATGCGAGCGCCGCGGTCAGGTTCGGCGCGAGGTGCGAGATGAAGCGCTCCTCCGCGTCGTCGTCCCAGCGCTGCGCCTTCGCGATGCCGAAGTGAAACAGCACCGCGTGGAGCTTCTCATGGAACGCGACGTCGGCGAGCCGATCCGCCGGCAACGTCGCGTCGAGCCAGATCGTCGACTTGCTCTGCTGGCAGTAGCCCTCGGCGTCGACGAGCTGCGGCGAATGCTCTGGCGTCGAGAGCAGCACGCGCCACTCCGACGTCCCGAGCTTGAAGCGGTACCACTCGACCGGCCACGCGGGCGGAGTGGGCGAGGGCGCCTTGCGGCGCGCCATCAGGCGGCCGCCTTGCCGGCCTGTACCGCGTACGTCGGCGCGACGTGGTCGGCGACGTGGAACGCGTCGGAGAGCGTCCGCACCACGCCGTCGGCATCCTTGCGCCATCGGATGATGAGCCCCCCCGTCGCCGTGTCGCCGCCGAGCGAGCGTCCGTAGGGGCCGTCGCCGTGCTGGAACGTGCCGCAGTAGAACGCCCACACGTTCTGCCGGCGGAACTTCACGTACTGGTGCACGTGGCCGCACAGCAGGATGTCGGGGAGCCGCTCCGGCGCGGTGTCGCGGATCTTGTTCTGCAGCTGGTAGGAGAGCGCGTAGGCCGCGCCCTTCTTGGGGTGGAACAGCTCGATCTTCGTGCCGCCGTAGTCGATCAGGGCGCCGCGCGAGCCGTAGTAGTGCAGGTCGTTGCGTCCCTGGTCGCGCGCGAGAGACACGAGCTTGCGCCCGCTCTCGTACCCGTCTCGCTCCGTCCAGGTCCAGTCGTGGTTCCCGTCGATGAAGTGGAACCGTAGGCCTGGAAGGCTCGGCAGCGAGTCGAGGAATGCTTGCGCCTGCTCGTGCCACGCGCGGTGCGAAAGCTCCCACTGCGCGTGGCGGTAGCACCCCTCCAGCACGTCGCCGGGGCAGAACACGTCACGGATGCCGAGGCTGTACGCGTGCTCGACGAACGCGCGCTGCTGCGCGCCGAGGCTGTACGCGGAGCCGTGGTGCAGGTCGGAGATGACGCAGATCGCCTGCTCGGCGCCGGGGCGCGTGCCAGCGTCCACATGCGCGACCTCGCGCGACGGCTCGGCGGGCTTGAACGCCAACTCGCCGTGCACGACGTCGACGGTGTACCCGCTCGTGCGCGCACGGTCGACCAGCGCGCGCGCCTTGCCGGGCGGCATGTCGAGCGCGTCGGCGAGGGTCTCGAGCGTCAGGCCGCCGCGCCGCGCGTGGCGTTTGGCCACCTCGACGAGCTGCGCGATCGCAGGGTCGCTGCCGACGTTCGAGACGACCGCGGGCCGATGCGCGGCCGCCGCAGGCTCGCGCGCATTCTCGCGTTCGAGCTTCGACTTGACCGCCTTGTGCGTGACCTGCTCGCCCCACCTGTCGCTCAGGATGCCTGCGATGGCGCGCCACGCGTTCCCGCGCTGCGCTGCGACCGACGCGGCCTCCGCGACTCGCTCAGGCGTCCACGCCAGGATCGCCGGCACGGTCAGGCCGCCCGGCTGTTGCGGGTGAGCGCGTCGGCGATGCGGTCCGCGACGTCGTCCTTGGCTTCGAGCTTGGCGATGCGTTCGCCGTGCGCGTTGGTGATCTGCACGTGCTCCTTTGCGTCGGCGCGCATCTCCGAGACCAGCACGTGCGTGGCCTTCACCTCAGAAGAAATCCCGCCGCCCTTGAACACGATCACGGCGAGAACGCCGGCCCATCCGAGGAACGTGACGACGACGTACATCCAATCGTGAAGAGTCACGGCGTCGGCTCCTTTGCGGGGTCGGCGAGCAGGCTGGTAGCCAACGGCGCGGTGACGGCGTCGGCGCGGGGAACTTCAACGGGGCCACGTCGCGAGACGTCGAGGATCTCGTCGAGGTCGGCTTCCGACTGCACGACGTTCAGGTCGCACGCGGTCGACACGCCGGGCGCCGTGCCGTTGCCGGACAGCTGCCACACGTGCCAGCGGTCCCACGCGTCGGGGAGCTGCGGCGCATCCGTGTCGTAGGCCGGTAGCCACAGCAGCAGGCGCGCGAGCGGCGACTTGCGCGTCAGCCCGATCTCGCGAGCGAAGTACCGGCCGACGTACAGGATCGGCGCGACTCCGAAGAGGCGCTCCGTCTCCTCGGCCATCGCCTCGGCTTCGTGCAACGGCGCGCCGCCGCGCGTCTCGAGATCGATCGCGGGGCGAAGGGCGAGCCCGTGCTCCCAATCCTTGCAGCGGTCGCGGAAGATGCGCGCCTGCACCGCGCCGGGCGCGTCACCGTGCACCGGGTGGTAGGGGCCGCAAGGGATGCCCGCCGCGTGGCACGCGGGCCAGTTGCGCGACCACTTGTCGTCGGGCGTCGACCAGTTCGACTCGCCCTCGCGGATCCATCCGAAGCGAATGCCGCCCGCGCGCGCGGCAGCGAAGTCGATCTCGAGCTGGAACTTCGACACGTCGAAGCCGCGCAGCCATCGTGGCTGGATGCGGCGGTCGAGCGTGGCTGCGGCGTCGCGGGGGGGGGTCACGCCGGCCACCTGTGCGCGCTCGCCACGCGCCCGAGTTCCATCCGCACGCCGAGGTCGGCCGCGGCCACCTCCGCGCTGGAGACGAGCGTCTCGTCGAGCGAGTAGAGGACGCGATGGCTCTCGGGCACCTCGCACACCGACTCGGCTACGACGTCGCGGTGTGCCCGCAGGCAACGCGCGAGGTGCGGCAAGTCCGACGCCTCGGCGACGAACTGGCAGGCGTAGGCGGCGGACGAGGCGAGGGCCACGTTACGGCGCCCCGATCTTCGTGAAGACGGCGAAGTCGCTGCCCTGTCGGAAGAACTTCTCCGAGACCCACACGTACCCGTTCGCGCCGAACGAGCGGCGCCACGAGGACTGCAGCTTGAACGCGCGCGTGCCGTCGCTGCGGACCTCGAGCCCTGCGACCGCCATCGAGTGCCCGCCGCGGCTCGGACCGCGCGGCCCGTCGTAGATGCCGTCGCCGACCCACTCGAGGAACGCGTCGTCCACCGGCCACCCGCCGAACGGCTTCGTGTCGGCGCGGACGTGGCGCTCGATGTCGTCGACGATGTCGCCCTCGATGCCGAGCGCCTGCCCCGTCAGGACGCGGTGATCGTAGGCGCGCTGGTAGCTGTAGTCGGTCGGGCGCGTGAAGAGCTGCGTGAGATCGTAGGGGTACTCGGCCTCGGCGCACACGCCGATGTTGCTCGCGACCTGCACGAAAACATGCGGCCACGACCCTTCATCGACGCACTGCTCGCCGAACTGCAGCCGGCAGTCGTAGTACGCCTGGAGGCACGCGAGCGGAGTCGGCTCCGCCATGACGTGCTCCATCGAGGTGCAGCCCGCGTGCGCGACGCACGAACCGGCCTGGCCCTGGTCCTTGATGGGCGTGCGCTCGTCCAACTCGACGCGCGTACCGTCGTGCATGAGCAGAAGCGCAGGGCGTTCCGGGAAGCGCGCGAACGCCGCGGCCATCAGCTCGGGGCCCGAGATGCGATGTCCGAACTTCGTCATCGGCACACCCCGTCGACCTGCGAGCAGTCGGTGACCTTCGACACGCACACGGGGCGCAGAGGCACACCGTGGGCGATCTCGTAGGTGCACCACTCCGAGTAGTCCGGGCGCGCCTCGCGGCAATGGAGCTGCTCCATCTTGGCGCCGGCCGACGCGCACGCGGTCACGGCCTCGGCATCGGTGACGGGCTCCTCGGGGTGGGCGACGCCGCAGCCCTGGCACTTCGGCGCGCACGCTGAGACGCCGACCGTCGCGCCCGCGGCGAGCGTTGCGGCCAGAACGAGCGCGTAGGCGGTGTGGATTAGCGCGCGCATCACTTGCCTGCCTTCGGCAGCGCGGCCATCGAGCCGCAGCCCTCGCGAACGAACGTCGCGGCGGTGTCCTGCGCGCCCTTCGCGGTCGCGGCGGAGACGATGCCGACGGCGAGCGCGACGACGCCGAGGCCCAGCCGGCCATTCGCGGAGAGCCCCGCGGCGAGGCCAGCAACGCCCGCGCCCGCACCCGAGCCAGCCGCGACGATGCCGTAGGTCGTGTGCCGGTCGTCGAGCTGCGAGCACCGCTCCGGCGTCGAGACCTCGATCGCAGCGCCCGGCACGCCGCCCGCGGATACCGGGGGAGCGAAGCGCATCGAGCCGCACCCGGTCGTGAGAGACATGGCGAGCATCGCGGCCGCGCCGGCCAGCAAGAGGCGCGACGTGTTGACGGCCCCCGCGGTGGGAGGCTCGTCGCTGTCGGGCGGAGGCTTCGGCAGCAGCGCGCGCACGCCATCGACGTCGTGCCCGACCTTCGCGAAGAACTCCCCCACCTTGCCGGGGAGCGCAGCGAGCGCGGTGAACAGCATGGTCAGTCCCCCGAGCGCGGTCGCGACGGTGACCACGTACGGCTGCGCCTGCGGGATCGCGCAGACGGCGAGCACGAGGACGGCGAAGAGCGAGTAGAGCTGCTTGGTCGACATGGGGCGAATCTCTCCCAGGCCGCGCCCTCCGCGGGGCAGCCGTCACGTGCGCGCCGTGGCGCGAATCAGGTCTCGGAGTAGCTGAGAATCTCGGCCTGCACCGCACTCGAGAAACCGAAGACGAACAGGCCCATTCGGTCGCCGCCCGGCGTCGTGGTCAGGAATGTGCCGCGCGCTTCGGTGCACGCCTGCGTCCAGTTCTTCCCGTTCATCGAGTACGAGCCGACGATGTTCGTGCCGTCGTCGACGAGTCGCAGCCAGTACGTGCTGCCGAGCGCGACGCCCAGCACCGCACCGCCGCCGACCGCAGTCGCGGGGTTCGTGTACGAGTTGAAGAAGAGCTGCGTCGGCAGGGCGCCCGCGAAGCTGCGGAAGGTCTTGATCCGCCCCGTCGCGGATTCGCCGAAGTAGAGCCCCACCGCGGCGTTCGCGCCGGCCACTCCGCCCGTGTCGGTGAGCGCCTGGCGGAGGCACACCGTCAGCGTCTTCGTGCCGCTCTTGGCCCGGTAGAACCCCGCGCTCTTGCTGTCGTCGGAGGCGCCCTTCGCGCCGCTGAGCAGCAGCCCGCCGCCCGAGATGTCGACGAGCGCTGCGCCCGCGCCGTTCGACGGGTTCGCGGTGAACGTCGAGGCGAGCGGTGGAGTGACCAGCGACGCGTAGCCCGGCGTGCGCCCGTAGCCCATGCCGTCGACGAACAGGTAGAGCGACTCGATGTCGGGGAACCAGCCGTTGACCGGGTCCCACTGCGACTGCTCGCGCGCTCCGGGGATGCGCAGCCCCGCGACCGCCGACAGCACCGTGATCGCGATCTGCGACGTCTGCGAGGCCGACGCGTTCGCGATCGCCGTCAGTCGGTACGTGCCCGCCTTGTCGAACGGGCCGAGCGTCGTCGTGAACGGCCGCGACGGCGTGGAACTACCCAAAGCCGTCGTCGCGCCGCTCGGCGTCACTAGGCGGTACTCGATCGAATCGATCCCCGCCGTCGACTGCAGCGAAATCGTGACGTTGCTGTTCAGCGCCTTCGTGCCGTCTGCTTTCGTGCCGAGCGGAGGAGGCTGCAGCCCATCGATGAGAATCACAGGAACAGGCATGCATCACCCAAGCGAGCGTGAGGCTCGCGGTAGTAGCCATTCGGCGCGCGCGGCGCGGCCGTTTCTCGTCTCAGCATCTCGGTCGCTCGCCTCCCCCACCCCGCCGGCGCGGGAGGCGGGAGGGGGTCACGGGCGGAAGCGCCACGCGTACGTCGACGTGTCAGCCGCCGTGCCCGTTGCGGTGAACTGGTCCGCCGCGCACACGATGGCCGGCACGGGGCCGACGGTGCCGCCGTTCACCGACCGGGTGAGCGTGATCCCCGCCTCGTCGCCCACGCACATGCCGGGGCACGAGACCACCACTGGAGTCGCACCGTTGACCGCGAACGCGCCCGAAGTATTCGCGCTCTGCCCGATGCGATGCCACGGCTCGCGAACGACTCCCGCGGCCGACCACGACGCATTGGTGGCGCCAGCGGGGTAGCTCGCGAACGATGGCGCCGGCGCAGGCGTAGTGCCACTGCCGTCGTTCAGCGGGTAGTGGACGGCTCCCGCCGGAAGCGCGTCTTCGTGGTACCACGCCTCCATCTGGTCGATCGTGACCAGCCCCGTCGGGTTGACCCACGCGTCGCCGTGGACGCCGGGCGATCCGTTGATTACGCACCCGGTGCCCGCGAGCGTGACGCGGCCAAAGGTGTACGTCCACGTGACGACGCCGGAGACCTGCGAAACGAGCGTGGTGCACGGCTTGCCGTCATCGCCCTCGCGCAGGCAGAAGATCGACGCCTCGCCGCGCGTCCGGTCGACGTTCACCCCGATCAGGTGTGCGCGGCCGATCACGATCGAATCGCTGTGCACGCTGCGCAGAACGCCGTTGATGTAGAGTTGAAGCGTCGCGTGCTTGCACCCTGCGTAGGGAGGCCCCTCCAGAAGCACGACGTTCCCAGCGAGCCCGGCGTTGTTCCCGAGTGCCATCACCACCCGCTGGTATGCGGGCGTGGCCGTCGTGGGCCGGTAGAGCCGACCGAACGAAAACGACGCATCCTGCTGTGGTAGAATCCCCTTCGTCCCGTCGTCGAGCACGTATGCCGTGTCGGCGCCCTCGGTCACCGTCACGAGCCGCGCGCGCGCAACGCGAGACTGCACGGCGCGAGGGAACGCGCTCCCGCCCTGCCCGGTATTCGCGAGCACGAGCGCCGCGAGCGCTGCGCCCCACTTCGCGTACCCTCCGCCGTTCGGGTGGTTGCCGCTGCTGTTCACGTCGGCGAGGCCGAGCAGCGACGCGACGTCGAGCACGTAGACGCCCTTGAACGTCGCGGCGAGCGCTGGGAGCCCCGCGTTCACGACCGCGAGGATCGCATTGCGCGCCGCGTACCCTGCGAGCGCGGGGGAGTCGACCATCTGCGTGCAGAGGATGACGATCCCGTCCGGCTTTGCGGCTTTGCGATTCGCGACGTACGTCGAGATCAGTGCGAGGATCGCGGCGCCGGTCGTGCCCGCAGCGGCATCGTTCTCGGCGCCCGTGAAGCAGACGACGTCCGCCGCGCCGCTTGCCGCCTCGCTCGCCGTCGCAGCAGCGTCGATCTGTGCGACCGTGTAGCCGCCCGTCGCGCTGACGTGCCAGTCGCCGAGCAGCGGAACCTGCGGGATCGGCGTGCCGCTGTTGACGATGTAGCGGCCCGAGATGGACTCGCCGAGGAGCCTGACGCCGCCGCGCTTGGCTCGGATCGCCGACCAGAACGCGTCTCGCACGGAGTCGGTCGTGTCGTCCATCGCCGACGCGCCGCCCGCGAATCGCGAGTCGCCGTCGAGGCGAACGGTCAGCGTCGGCGTATTGCGCGAGTCGGACGCCGCCGTCACCCGCCCCGACGCGTCGAGGGTCGAGGCGAGGGCCCCGAGTTTGGCGCCTGCATTCGGCACGTTCTGAACCGCAAGCGCGTGTTCCGCAAGTACGTTGTCCGGGAAAGGCCCGTTGCGTTCGATGCTCATCGGTGCTTTTCCTCTCGTATCAGCGGCTGTTGGGGAATGCGGCGAAGAGAAAGACGGTGATCGGCACGCCGGTTGCCGCTCCGGCGATGGTGCGCTGCAGCTGCAGCTTGCCGGTCGTCATGTCGACGACGAGTTCGACGTGGTCGCCCGCCGCGAGGTACGGAGTGCCCACGAGCTGCGCGAGGCCGTGCGTGTCGTTGAGGACGAGCTTCGCGGCGAAGGCCTGCGTGCCGGACCCGCCCCACGGCTCGAACGACTGCCCGAACTGGATGAAGAGCGCGCCGCTGATGTTGGCAATCGACGTGAACAGTGACGGCATCTGTCGGGACGCCGCGGTGTTGACCGTGGTGGGCTCTTCGCCGAACTCCCACCCCGTGTAGAACGGGACGTTCCAGAGAGTCAGGAAGTCGGCGTTACGCCAGTCGCGCGTGTCGTCGAGGTCGATCGCGACGGTGGCGCCGCTCGTGCCGCCCGTCGATCCTGCGATGACTTTGAAGACGCGGAACACGACGTCCGAATCGCCCTTGTGCACGCGCGCCGGGGTGACCGTGGACGTGATGGTGTTCGCGGCGACCAGCGTTGCGAGCGACTGCGCGATCGACGAGTAGCTGCGCTGCGCGTCGATGCTGCCCGCCCCGGCGCGCCGCCGGAGTCGCCCGTCGAGCCCGCCGGCCGCGGTCGGCGTCGGAGACAGGATGTCCGATTGGTACGTCCGCGTCGCGGCCGCCACGTTCTTCACGTAGCGGACCGGGATGTTCCACGTCGTCGACGTGTTCGCCGGCAGCGTTGCGACGTTGGCCGGAGAGCCGATGTTCGCGTCGGCCGGGGACGTCGCCCAGAAGTACGTGACCTGCGTGCCCTTCGTCGGCTCCGACGCATCGATGTACGACAGCTGCGCGTAGAGCAGCTCGATGCGCCACTTCCCGGCCGGCGCAATCGTGGGGAGCGCGAAGGCCGACAGCGCATCGACGGTCGCCGACAGGATGCGGCGTGGCGTCGTCGTGCTCGTCGAGGAGCGGCACCACCGCGCGGGGGCGATCCACACGAGCCGCGAGAACGCGTCCTCGGTGACGAGCGCGCCCGAGTGGAGCGGGATGTACCCCGTGTTGACGAACGTGGCCGTGGCGGCTGCCGGCGGCTCGAGGTCGTAGAGGTCGTAGATCGTCTCGTCGTCGGCGCGCGCGAGCAGCGTCGTCAGGTCGTCGACCTGCTCCGCGGCGAGCGTCGAGCCCGCGACGAGCGCCGACTTCAGGTTGCTGGTCCCGGTCGCCATCGATCAGAGTCCTCCGCGCCCGAGCGGCGAGCCTGCAGGCCCGAGCACGAACGGTTGCGAGCCAACGATGTCGTAGGTGGCTTCGGCCGGAAGCATCGGGCCGAGCACCGTGTGCAGCTTCGCGAGGCTCGCGTCGTTCGCGGCTGTCGAGTCGCTGACGATGATCGCGTAGTGCTGCTGGTTCCGATCAGGCCGCTCGGTCGGGTACGCACCGAGGGTGATCGGCCCGCCGTTCCCGTCCGCGACCCACGAGGCATCCGTCGAGCCAGGTGCGTGCGACAGGTAGTAGCGGAAGGTCAGCGGGATTCCGTAGCCGCCTACCGAGATCGCAGAGCCGTCCGCCGCAAGCGTGATCGACAGTGGCGCGTCGACGTAGATCGCCACGTCGTAGCCGGTCGACGGGTCCATCGGGACCTCGTTCACGCCGTAGACGTAATGGAGCCCAGCGCGGAGCTGCCCGGCGCCGAGTACCTCGCTGAGCGCTGGTCGGAAGAAGCTGGCGGCCCACATCTGCGCGACCGGGACGCGGCCCGTCGTCACGCGCACCGACTCGCCGCCGAGCGCAGTGGAGCAGGCCGAGGCGATGTTGTCCTCGGTCGGCGGGAGGTTGCCTGCGAGCGCCCCCGTGCAGACGGCGCGGCGGAGGTGCGCGGGCGAGGTGGTGTCGACCGGGACCTGCAGCCACCGCTCCCAGCGCGGGAGGTAGTCGGTGGCGGTCTCGGGGAGCGACTGCATCGCGCCGCGCGTCTGGTGCGCCTTGGCCCGCGCGATCGCGAGCGCCATGCAGCGCCGCTCCCGGTTGGCGAGCGTCGAGTCGTCCTTGCTGTGCGCGGAGCCCATCGAGTCGCGGAGCGTCTCGTAGATGGCGCACGCGTCGGAGCGCCCGCCGCCCATGCGCAACGGCATGCCGCCCCACCGGCCCAGCGCGGTCACGAGACCTCGATCACGAAGTCCACGTCCGTCAGCGCGATCGGGCCGCCGCTGCTGACGAAGGTGTAGACGTCGATCACCTGGCCCGTGATGGCGTAGCTCCAGGTGCAGACCGTGTTCGCGACGGGGCAGCTGAACGACGCGAACCGAGGCACGAGGCCGTTCGGCATCGTCACCTGCACGTGCCCTGCGCCAGTGCGCGTCGCCGTGATCGACGCGGGCGCGATCGGCGTGGCGTCGGCAACCGCTGCGGTCCCTGCGTTCGTGATGCGAGCGCGCACAAGGTGGACCATCAGCGCCGCGGCTGCCAGGTCTGCCTTCGCCCGGTTCCACGACGTCGCGTCCAGCTCGTACGTCGGGCGCGTGACGAGGCCATCGTTCGACAGGTCGGGCCCGTAGGTGTCCGACGTGGGGCGCGAGTACGGGAGAGACGGCGTCGTCATTCGTGCCTCACGGGAGCGGGGAGACCGTCAGCTGCCCCACGCGCAGAACGGTGGGCGGCGTGCCGATGTACGAGGCGAGCGGGACGGGCGGCGTCAGCACGGAACCCGCCATCGCCGCGACCGAGACGTCCTGCGCGTCGGTGCCGTCGAAGATGGCCGAGGCGAGCCGGCCACCCACATCGGTGGGCCACTCGACGACGCCCGACACGGGGTTCTTGTCGCTCTGCCGAGGCCAGCGGCAGCGCCGCGTGATGTCGCTCGCGAGCAGCGGCACCATCTCGCCAGGGCCAAGCGATGCGAAGTAGTCGGAGATGACGCCCGAGGCCCCGGCCGAACCGAGCACCGGCGGCGCGACGAGCTGCGCGAGCATCGGGCTCCACGGCATGATCGACGACCCGCCCGGGACGGTCGTCTCGGTGGTTGGCGGCGTTGACCATGCGGCGGTGGTGATCGTCCACGGCGACGCGCCCGCGCTGATCGATGTGATCGTCGACCGCACGAACCCGACGGACGGGAAGAACAGGCACACCGTCGTTCCAACGGCAGGCTTCACGGGCGAGCCGACGCCTGGGGCCGCGACGGTGAAGCTCGTCGGGGAGGTCGAGGCGGTGACCGTGTAGAGGTACAGCAGCGGATCGGCGCCGACCGGCGGAGCGGGCGGCCACACCGTGAACGGGTTGGCCTTCGAGGCCTTCAGTCGCAGCAGCAGGTTCGTCGGCAGCTGGATGACGGCAGAGACCGTCGTGCGGTTGAACGTGTGCGCCGGCAGGCCAGGGATGAGGTCCCCGCCTGGCGAGCGGATGCCGAAGCGGATCGCCGCGCTCACCTTCATCAGCAGCGACCGGCCGGCGATGCGCGTGCCCGCGGCGGCCGTCGTGGTGATGACGACGTCGTTCGTCCCGGACCCGCGGAGTGCCGGGTAGACGAAGGCCTGCTCGACGCCAGGGACGGCCATCGCGAGCGCCTGGATGTGCGCCACGTTGCCGGCGGCTGCGCGCGCCCGCATCGATCGCATGATCTCGGTCGCCCAGCGGGGCGTGCTCCACGCGGCGGCGCCGCCCGAGATCGCTTCGACGGTCGCCGTCGGGGAGACGCCGGGCGGAACGGAGATGAACTCGAGCATGGCCGGCGATACGAGGTCGCTGGCTGGGCCAGTCGAGAGGGCGACGACGTACGCACGCCCCTGCAGCGTGATCGGCGAGATCGCCGTGTCGCCGACCGTCTTGTAGAGCGCGCGCGTCGCGGGGTTCCGCAGCTGCGCCCCGTCCTGCACGCTCGTCCCGAAGGACGCGCTGACGATGACGGTCCCCTCGGAGAACTGCTCCCCGAGCTTCGGCATCCCGGTCGCGCGCGACCATCGCGTCAGGCCCTTGTCCGTCGCGAGGTCGGGCATCGACTCGCGTGCGTTGAACTCGCCGTTCGCGTAGATGGGCAGCAGTGCGTTGCCGAGCGCGTTCCCGGTCCCGAGGTAGTCGGAGCCGTCGCCGGTGACCGCATCGGGGATCTCGAGCGCGATGTCCCGCAGGTAGTCGGCGACGATCTTGTCGCGCGTCGGGGTGTAGAACTCCGAGGTCGTCATCGCGCCCCAATCACCGGCGGACGCCGGTCTTCTGGTACGAGACGCGGTACTCGCCGCGCGTAGTGCCCTGCTGCGTGTTCGTCGCGACGTCGACCGTGATCGTGGAGATGACGCCGCGCGCGCGCATCGGCTCGAGCGCCCGGAGCACGGCGTCGCGGATGGCCACCGTCGAGGACGACGAGGCGACCCGGATCGTCGCGACGCTGTTGCCGAGCGTCACGTCGGCGGAGTAGGAGCCCAGCGCGGTCGCCAGTCGGAAGTAGACCTCCTCGCCGATGGGGTCCGCTGCGTCGCGCAGGTTCACGCCGTCGTCCGCACGCTCGTAGTCGCCATTGACCCCGAGGACGCGGCACGCGGCAGCGGTCGCGGCGATCGTGTCTGCGGACGCAGACGTGGCGTCGAACACCGAGCCGAGCGGGTCGGTTCCGAAGGGGTCGAGGCCGAAGCTCATGGGATGGGGCAGGTCGGAACGGACGGCACGACGGGGAGCGCCGGCACCGGCACGCCGGGCAGCGAGAGCCCCGGAATCGCCCCCAGGAGCGACGAGACGTCAGCGCCGGGGAAAGGGATGGGTGGCGCCGTCGGAAGCGTGGGGATGGCTGGCAGTGGCGTCCCAGGCACACCAAGGCCGGCGATGGGGTTCGCGAGCGTCGGTGGCGGCGGGTCGACTCCCGGGAACGGGATGGCCGGCGCGCTCGGCACAGGCGGCAACGCCGGCACCGGAACGCTCGGCAGCGTGAGCCCGCCGATGGGCATCGCCAGCAGCGCAAATCCGCAGCTCATTGGAGCATCCCCTTGACGGCGCGCTGCGCCTGGTAAGGTTCAGCGGTGATGCTCTCTCGTAGAACGCTCGCCGCCGCGTTACTTGCCGTCACTTGCAGCGGCTGCTCGTCCAGCGCGCTCGGCCTGCCCGCCGCACCAGACGCGGCCGATGACGCGCACATCGCCGACACCGCGACGGCGCCAGACGCCGAAGGCAACGCCGACACGAGCGATGCCGGCGCAGGCGATGCGCTCGCCGACACCGCCGTTGATGCTGTGCCAGAGGCTGCGAACGACAGCGCCGAGACGAGCGCCGATGCGCGCGAGGCCGGCGCGGTCGATGCCGCCCCCGAGACGCCCGTCGACCCGCTCGTGCTCGAGCAGCAGCGGTGCGAGGCGGGCGCCCCGCGCCTGTACTGGATGCCCGGCAACGGCTGTTTCGACTCGTCGCCGCCCGCAGGGGTGCTCGTCTCGCCTGCGCCGTGCACGTTCGCGCGCCACGCCGACGGCACGACTCGGTGCATGCCCGTCTCGCGCGGCCCCGTCGTCGCCTACTCGAGCGCGGCGTGCTCGCCGAACGCGACGTTCGTGGCCGTCCCATCGCTGCCACCGGGCGCCGACTTCAACCTGCCCATGCTCGGCATCGTCGACGAAGCCACTGGCGCGCACGTGCGGCGCGGACGCTCGGTCAAGACGCCCGTGTCCGGCTCGTTCTACTTGTTGAGCCTCGGCGTCTGCTCGGTGGCGATGGGGTCCTACGTCGGATGGTCGACGCCGAGCAACATGACGTTCGCGGCGCTCGAGGAAGTGCCCGCGTCATCGTTCGTTGCGACGTCGCTTTAGGCGCACTTCGCCCGCGTCGAGGCCACCGAGCCCGGGTTGTACGTGACGGGCACCGGGGCGCCGAGGACCATCGCGAGACCCGTCGAGCTTGGGCCAGGCGCGCCGACCGTGTGGTAGTGCGAGTTCAGCCAGAACTTGATCACGTTCAGCTCGGCCAGGATGAGCGACGCGAGCGCGACGAAGTCGGTCGCGCCGGTGCCGATGACGACGGTGCCGCCGTTCAGCGAGACGCTCGCCCCGCTCAGCGTGGCCTGGTCGTCCTTGACGTTGACCGAGGCGCCGCCCGTCGCGGAGACCATGCCGGCGGACAGCGTGTCCATCGTGAAGTATGGGGCGCCCGCGCCGGGGCTCGCCGCGTAGCCCGCGATCCCGACCTTCTTGTTGGCGTAGTCGAACGAGATGAACGCGCCGCGCGCGTTGATGGCCATCGCGTTCTGCCCGAGGAAGAGCCGCGCGCCCCACGCGTTGAAGAGCGCGACCTCGCCCGGCTTCGCGTCCTGCCCGAACTTGCTCCACCGGACGTCTCGCTGGCCGAGCGCGACGATCTGGTCGCCGACCTGAACGCCTGCGACCTCGCACGCCGAGGTGACGTTGCCGGCCGTGTCGACGGTGGGTGCGGCCGGCGGGGCGATCAGGCACCACGAGCCGGCCATGCAGTCGCCGTATGCCCCGCGCGACGCGCTGGCCTTGCCGCCCGTGACGTCGGTCACGCACTGGAGCTGCAGCGCCTTGTTCGTCGCCGTGAAGCGGTGGCCGTACGCCGTCGCAAATTCGAGCTTCATCGGGCGCCCTCTCCGAGCACGATCGAGTTCTTCGGCACGAGCATGACGGTCGTCTCGCGCCCGCTCGCCTTGCCACCCGTGAATGTGCGCTTGGTCAGGTACATGCCGGCGTCGACGTTGGCGGAGTCGAACTGCACGTTACCGATCGTGTCGATCGCGTAGACCGCGCCGTCGATCCCGCAGTGCCCGCGCATCGTCATCTGCACGACGTCGCTGGTCTGCTTCCGCTTTCCCAGCTCGTACGCCCCGCGCTCGCGCGCCTGCGCGGAGTCGCGCGCGTTGTGGTCGTGGACCGTGATCGGCGCGTAGATTCCGGCCGCACGGACCTCCTCGTCGTAGACGACTTCGTGCACGTGCGAGCGCGAGAAGTCGCCGCCGAACGTCTTGCCGTAGACGTGGATCTCGCTCGGCCGCTGCGCGAACGACAGGTGCCGCGAGCCGCGCTTCACGTTGTTCGCGACGCCCTTGTTCCCCTGCTTCAGCACGAACTCGTAGAGCGGCTTCTGCGTGTAGTTCGGGCGCCCCACGACGAGCTTCCCATCTGGCGTGCCCCACACGAGCAGGCCGAACCGGCGCGCGTGGCGCGTGATGAAGCTGAAGCCGCTCTCGCCCGCGTTCGGAAGTGCCTGGTCGACCTTGTACGACTCGAGGTCCACCGGCGCCTGGGCGGAGAGCCTGGCCCCGCCGACGGCCTTCCCGGTCAGGATCGAGCGGCTCGCGTCGGTGTCGATCGAGATGGTGGACGACGAGAACCCGAACGGCGCGGCCACGGACTTGATGACGTCCGCGAGCGAGGCGTTGTCGAGAGACAGGCTTGGCATCGCATCGGCCTGCACGAGCGCGTGCATGTGGTCGCGCACGATGACGCGCACGAGCGAACCCTGCTTCGGCGCGGCCTCGTAGGTGACGTCGTAGATGCGGCCCGTGTGCTGCAGCGTCGTCGCGTACTGCGTGACGACGGACACGCGCGCCTTGCGGCCGGGCGAAAGGCCCTTCGGCCCGAGGTTCTCGCGCACGCCTCGCTTGCCTGGAATTTGCGACGCGACGAAATGGAACTCCCCGCCCGGGTTCAGGAGGTCGATCCCCACGTGGTAGTCGTGGAAGAAGTCGAAGACCACGCCGTCGATCTCGACCACGACGTTGGTCGCGTTCGGGCTCTTCCAGTCGATGGGCATGCGCCACCGTCACGAGTGCGCGCGGGCGCCTCGCGGTGAGGGGGAGATGTCGACGGGTCAGCGGACGAAGACGAGCAGCGATGTGCCAGCGTCGATGTCGTTCGCGTCCTCGAAGACGTTGATCGCGAGCAGCTCGTCGATCGTGTTCTTCGTCGCCAGCGCGATCGCGGCGATGTTCGTCGTCACGGGCGTGCGGTAGCTCTTGAGATCCTGCGCGCGCGAGACCTCGTCAGCCGCGGCGAGCGCCGTCGACTTGAGGTCGCGGAGCGCCTCGAAGGCTTCCCAGCTGCTCGGGGACATCAGCGACGAGACGGCGCCGATCACGTCGTCGACCGCCTGCGCGATCTGCTGCAGCTGTCGGATCGGCCGGGCAATGCTGTCCTGCGCCTGCTCGAGCTGCCCGAGGACGTTCGCGACGGCCGACGTGAACGACATCGAGCCACTGCCGCCGTCGTCGAGGCCGCTCAGCGCGCTTGCGAGGGCGCTCGATGGGACCGACGCGTCGGCCTTCTCGGCAGACGATGGCAGCTTCGAGCGCGCACTCTTCACGCCGAGGTTGCTGAACTGCGCGGACGAGTCCTCGGCGAACGTGATGACGACCGTGGCGCCGTCGACGAGGCCCTCGGTGTAGTTCTCCTCAACGTGGATGAACGCGAAGGGGAGCGTGCCGAGCGTGGGGATGACGAGCGGGCCGGCCTTCTGCTCCTGCGCGCGCGCCCGCAGTAGGGTCAGCGCGCCCGGCCACAGGTCGTTCGTCGCGCCGACGTCTTCGAGGTCGTTCACGTACGTGGCCGTGAGCATCCCGGTGACCGGCTCTCGGCCCGTGGGCTCGATGTCGGCACCAGGTCGGAACACGTACTCGTGGAACACCTGGCGCGTCCCGGTCGAGAGCTTGACGCTCTGCACGGGGATGACGATGCCGTCGTAGCTCCCCTCCTGCAGCGTCTCGAAGATGGTCTCGTCGGCCATGCTCAGCTCCCCAGCGGCGTCGTGTACAGCTCGACGAGCCAGCGCCCGTCACCAGCTGCCGCGACGCGCGTCTGCCAGTCGAGTGGAGCCCCGACGGCGTGGTACTCGACGCCGCCGACCGTGGGCGCGTTCGTGTCCGGCATGATCGAGCAGGACGTCGACGGAACACCGTCCGGCGTCGTCACCAGCCACGTGACGGTGCTGTACGTCTGCGTCCCAGCCGGCACCGCTCCCGCGGGAAGCGGCGTGACGCTCGTGCACTCGAAGCGCGATGTCGGCGCGTCAGTCGCCACCGCGAGGCCACCCGCGATGTCCGGATCGAGCAGCGCGATCGCGGCGTAGTCGGCGCGGATGTTGGCGATGGCGACCGATTCCGCCGCCTCAGCGAGCGCCCGCGACGCGAAGTAGGCTCGATAGTACGGCATCAGAGACCCGGCCCCTTGTAGACGGAGAACGACGAACCGAGCGACCGCACGGCGCGATCGAGCTTCTCGAGTCCCGCGGTCACCGAATCGATCTTCGTCTCCATTGCGACCAGGCTCTTGTTGCCTCCGGAACCACCGGTGCCAGACGAGCCACCGCCGCCGCCGCCGTCCGCGAGCAGCCATTCGGGAACGCCGAGCGGCGTGTTCGTGCCGTTCATCTTGTTGTCGAGACGCTGACCCTTTCGTCCCGCCCACGCGTCGTTCGACCGCACGCTGTCACCCGGGAGATCGGGCGCGAACGCGTTGTACATGTCGGCGTCGAGGTAGCTCATGATCGTGTCGTTCTTCTGCTTGTTGGCAGCGCGACCCGCATTCAGCTCCGCCTTGTCCTCGGGAGTCGCATCGCGACCGCCTACGTTTCCGCGCCAGTCGTTCGCGCCCCCGGCGCCACTGTGGCCGCCGTCGTCGCGACCGAATGTGAATCCGTGTGAGGTGACGCTGCCGTGGCGCATGTTGTCGTGGATCTTGTCGCCGATATAGCCGCCGACCTCCGCCGCGGTCAGGATGACGGTCGCCCACGTACCGAGCTGCGCGAGCTTGCCTTTCCAGCCGGTCAGCTTGTCCCCACCGAGATCGGGCCCGCCGGGTCCGCCCGGGATTCCAACACCGCCGCCCGGCCAGTTCGTCACGTAGACGGGCATGGAGCCAGCGTTGCCGATCGCGTCGACTACACCGCCGCCGGCCGCACCCGTCGCGCCAGGAAGGGCCCTGCGGATCTTGTTGGCGAGGAACTGCGCCCCCTGGCTCAAGCCCGTCTTGGCCAGGTTCTCGACGAGCGGAAGCGCGACCGGCACGGCCGCGAGCACGGGGTGCTTCTTCACGAAGTCGATCACCTTCGCGAAGCCCTCGGTCAGCTCCGGCATCGTCTTCGCGAGCTTCACGAGGGCGGGTTCGAGCTGCTCCGCGAGCGTCTGCCGGATCGACTCGACGCCCTGCTGCATCTTCGTGCTCTCTTCGTCGAGCATCGAGCCGATATCCGTGTCCATCTCCTTGACGACCTGGTCGTCGGTCATGTTCGAGATGTCGGCGGTGTTCTTCGTGAGGTACGACTCCATCGCGGCGCGGCGCTCCGCGTCGGTGCCGCTCGAGTTGTTGTAGGCGGTGAGCATCGTCTGAATCGCCTTCCCCGATCGAGAGGGGTCGATGATCTGATTGAACTCCTTGCCCTTGCCGCCCGTCTTGACGATGACGTCCTCGACGACGTCGATGAAGTTGCGCTCTCCGTGCTCGTCACGGGTCTCGATTCCGAGCGCGTTGATCTTCCCCTCTTTCTTCACGATCGCGTCTTGGATCGAGTTGATCGAGGTGCGCGCCGTCGCGGCGCTACCGGTCGACTTGCGCGCTTCGTTCGCGAACGCCGCGTAGCGCGTCAGCTCCGTGTTGAAGTCGACGCCGCTCGCTGCAGCGCGCGAGAAGAGCGCTTCCGACTGCTCGGCCATCGCGCCAGCGCGGAACACGCCGGACTTGCCGACGAGCGAGAGCTTCCCGACGGCGACCTGCAGATCCTTCTCCGACATCGTCTTGCCGGTCGCTTCGGAGCTGACGAGCATCTGCGCGCGGAGCTTGGCCACGACGGCGGGATCGACGCCCATCGCGAGCGCCTCTTGCGCGACGCGCCCGAGGCTCTGCACCCCCTGCGCGCCCTTGCCCTTCTCCGAGAACACGTTCAGCGCGTCGACGAGGCTGCCCTGCGACGTGCCGGTTGCCTTCGCCGCAGCTGCGACACCCGCGATAGCTGCCTTCTCGTCGAACGATCCAGCTCCACCCAAGACGCCGCCGACGCCCCGGTTCTCGATCGCAATGCGCCGGATCGTCCGGTGCACGAGCATGCGTTCTGCGACGACATCGCTGATGTCCGTGGCTCGATTCAGCCCAGCCCCCGCCGCGACTTGGTGCGCTCCGCGCGAGACGAGGCCGGCGCCGTAGCTGAGCGCGCCGCCGAAGGCGCCCCCAGCCCCGCGCGCCAGGCCGCTGTAGAGCCGCCGTTCCGAAGCCGCTTGCTCGCGCATGGCCTTCTGAGCGTCGCGCGCCATCTGGTTCTGAGCCGCTCGCCGCTCGGCCATCATGTGCGCGGACGTCGCGGCCTCGGCCTTCTCGACGAAGCGCTGCCTCTCGCGAGCTTCCTTCTCGGTCGCCCTCGTCTTCGCGGCCTCGCTCTTCTCGTGCTCGCGCACCTCCTTGCCGAGGGCCTTGACGATGTTGTCGCCGGCCTTGATCGCTGCCTTCTCGCGGTCCTTCGCGCCCTTCTCGGCTTCCTTCACGCGCTGGACCTCCAGCTTCGTGTTCAGCCGCGAGAGCATCGAGGCGTGCTTACCCTGCTCGTCGACGCTTTTCTTCGAGGCGTCGGTCGAGCGTCGGCGTGCGTCGCTCGTGTCGCGCGCCACGGTCTGCGCGGCTTTGGCCTCCTCACGTGACGCACGCGCAGCCGCGTCCGCGATCGAGCGGATCGCGCTCACGCCCTCGGCCTGGCCGCGGACGCTGATCTTGTAGACGAGGCTGCGCTCAGTCATCGGGTGGTGCCCTTCGTGCTCGGTGCGGCGATGCCCGCGCGCGCGGCCTGTTGGGCCCTATTCGCGCGCGGCAGCTTGCTCGCTAGGCCGCCAGCGTTTCGTTGCTCGACTCGTCGCTTCTCACTGGACCGGCGGCGCTCAAGGATCCGCTCCCGGGCTCGCAGGAGTCCGAGGTAGTAGATGACCTGTCCGTCCGTGAGTTCCACAGCAGGCGCGCCATAGAAATGATGCATGCCTTCTGCGTGGGCGAGTCGAAGAACACAAAAGGGTCGAGTTCACCGGTCTTCGCGACCGCCTCGATGATCCCTTCCAGCCGTTCATTCGTGAGCTTCGACATGAGCGGGCCGACGTCGTCCTGGTGGTGGACGTAGGCCTTGAGCAGCACGCCGAGTTCGTTGGTCGTGAGCAGCGAGCGCAGCGCCGCGGGGCCCGCGAAGATGTCCTCCGGCGCGTCCACGTCGCGGAGCGCTCGCGAGAGCGTCTCCACCTCGCGCGCGTCGGTGACGATCTCGTCGCGCGTCGTCTGCGGCATCGTCTTCGCGTCGGGCAGCGACTCGAAGTAGTTCTCCGCGTCGATGCGTGCCCGGTCGATGTCCGTCGGCGAGAGCGGCACGATCAAGACCTCGACGGGGACAGCGTCACCCGTGGAGGTCTTGCGCGTGAACGTGAAGCGCTTGCCGGCGGTCTTGCCGAGCTTGAGTGCTTCGAGCTTGGCCATCAGACCCTGGTGACCTTGCCGGTGATGGCGAAATCACCGGTGACCATCGAGTTCTCGCCGAACGCGAAGTCGCCGCCCTGCATGATCCCCTTCACCTGGATGCGGACGTCGTCCGACAGCACCGCGGTGATGGTGGCCTTGCGCTGCTTCAGGATGAGGTCCACGAAGTCTTCGCGCATGCCGGCCTTGAGCACGGCCTGCGAGAACGACACGGTGCCGACGAGCGACCCCTTGTGCGAGCCCGCGACGCCGCGCCGCAGCGTCTTGACGATGCTGCTGCCGTTCTCGAGGTGCGCGCGGCCCGAGATGGCCTCGCCGAGCGAACCGCCCTTGTAGATGAGATCCCCGCGCCCGAACTCGTCGAAATCGTCGGCCATGCAGCCTCCGGAAACGCGAAGGGCGCCGGCTGCAGGTCATGCAGCGGCGCCCTTCGAGTGGGTTGTTGGTGGTGGCGAGTCGGTCAGCTCAGCTGCCGAATCTGCGCCGAGAACTGGACGAACCAGGGGGCCGGGTGAATCGGCATCGTGGCGTTCGCGCGTCCCGGCGCGTTCGGCGCGAGCGAGAAGACCCAGGTGGCGACGTCGGCGTCGACCTGCGTCAGGCGCCCCGCCTTCCCCCAGGCGACCGCGCGGCCGACGCAGTGGCTCTTGAGGCGCTGCGGGGTCGTCGCGTTCGGCGGCAGCTCGTCGTCGCTGTCGACCGGGTCGTCGACGAGCACGCGGCCCTTGAACTCGTCGGGGATGCTGGTCTGCAGTTCCTCGGCGAAGGCCTGGGTGACCGTCGGGTTGTTCGTGTCGAGGACGCGCGTGTCGGGGTTGCCGCCGCTGTCCCTCGAGTGCGTGGTGATCGAGCGCGCGATGTACGGGTGCCCGTTCGCGGTGACCTGGATGGGGGTCAGCCCGACGTCGAGGGCGGCCGCAGCCTGCGAGTCGGTCAGGTAGGACGACTGCAGCGGAGGCGGCAGCACCACCGGGTACTGGTCGACCACGTCCATGTTCATGGACGAGAGGTTGGTCGACGGCTCCTCCTCGGCGATGGCGCGCGTCGCAGCCCACGCGGCCGCGGTGACCATCGGGAGCGTCTCGGCGCTCGGGTAGAACAGGTGCTGCGACAGGCCGTCGTTGATGCCCGTCGCGATGGTCGTCGCGGTGCCGAGCGTCTGCTTCGCGTCGAGGCAGGCGATGACCTGCTCGTAGCGACCGACGAGGGGGCCGCCCATCGAGCCGACGTGCGTGTTGACGAGGGTGAGCGCCGCCGCGTCGAAGTTCGCCGGGGTGATGCGGTGGTAGACGCTGGCCTGCGCCGTCGCGAGGCCGGCGGTCAGGTCGTCCTGGCCGGCGCCGCCCGAGAGGTACGCCGCGGAGGCCGCGAGCGTCATGCCGGTCACCGACGCGTCCATCTCGCAGCGGATGGCGCAGAAGTTCCCGCGCAGGCCGTTGTGGCGGTACGTGACCGTGACGACGCCGAGCGACGAGGTCGCCGTGGCGCAGAGGTACGTGCCCTTGCCGTTGATGGCGGAGGCGAGCGCGGTGGCGAGCTGCGTCGGGGTGAGGCCAGCGGAGACCGCGAGCGTCACGAGCACGCCGTGAATCCAGAAGCGCGCGTCACCCGAGCCGGTCGACGTGGTGCCGGTGAAGGTGAACGTGCCGGTCGCCTTCGTGCCGGCCGCTTCCGTGATCGCCATCATGTACGCGCTGACGTTCGGCTCCGCGGTGCGAGCCGCGGCGAACATCAGCGAGACCTCGGCGCCGGTGCCGCCCGCGGCCGCTCCGTCCTCGATGGACGTAGGCGCGTAGATTTGGGTGTCGGCCGTCAGCGTGCCCGCCGACGTCTTGTTGCCCATCAGGAGGAGCTTGCGGGCGCGGCCGCCAGCGCTGGCGACTGCGGCGCCGAGAAGCACCTGCAGCATGACCTTCGGGAGCTTGTAGTAGACGGAGACGCCAGCGGCGCCCGTCGAGATGCTCGGCATGGTGTCGGATCTCCCTTCGGATCAGGCCGCCGAAGCGGTGGTGTCGGTGAGGTTCGCGGCGGGGAGCGTGGGGAACGGCCCGAGCGCCTTCGCGGGGGGCGTAACGGCGCCGATGCGCGCGCTCACGTTCTCGAGCGTCCGCTTCACGAGGGCCGCATCGAGCGGCTCGTCCTGGATGCCGGCGGAGCCGATCGTGACGGTGCCGACGTAGTCGAGGTCACCGCACTCGATGGCCTTGCGGATGTACTGGTCGGTGGTCTCGACGACGATCTCGGTGTCGCCGTTCCAGTTCCAGACGACGCGCGGGACGCGCTCGCCGCTGAGCGGGTCGATGGTCTCGCCCTCGATCGCGCGGGAGTACCCGAGGCGACGATGCTGCGAGCCGATCGTGAACGGATCGACGATCATGCGCCCCTCGACGGGGGCGACGCGGAAGCCCTTGGGCATGCGTTCTCCTGCGCGCGGCGACCGCGCTGTCAGCTGGTGGGAATGGCGATGTCGGCGGCGATCTGCTCAGCCGGCGTCTGCCCCGTGACGTTGAACGGGATGACGACGCCGACGGGGCCGAGCGCGGGAGGCGCAGCGAGCGCCGGCCACGCCTGCAGCGGATGTCCGCGGCCCACGTGCTTCGTCGTGAACTTGAACTCCCACGACGACACCGCGCCGCTGGACTTCGCGAGCTTCCACGACGTGAACCACGCGGGGCCGGAGCCGATGCGCGAGCCGTGGATGGAGTTGAACAGCGCGTCGAACGCTTCTTTCGAGCGCGTGCTGCGGAGCGCCGACGACGAGAGACCGGAGACGTTCACGCGGATCGTCCACGACGTCTGAATCACCGCGTGTCGACCGCCGTGCCCGCTGCCCATCCCGGACAGCAGCGCGGCGTCGGGCGGCATGATGATCGCGGCGGTGTCGCCCTGCGCGCCGGAACTGAACGCGTCGGCATCGACGCCGAGCTGCTCGAACTCCACGAGCGCCGAGAGCGCGGCGCCTGCGTCGGCGGCGAAGTTGGCGGCGACGGTGCCGGTCGCAACGATGCCCGTCGGAACAACGTTCAGCGCGCCCGCATCAACCAGCGCAGAGCCCCACGTGACGACCGTGCCGGCCGTGACGGGGAGGAAGTTCGCCTTCGCGGGGACCGTCGGAGAGAGGTGCAGCAGCCGCACGAGCACCGGCGTGCCGATCGAGTAGACTCGGACGCCCTTCACGCACCGCACGACACGGCCGTCAGGCAGCGTGCCGAGCTGGCCGCGGTTGATCGGCGTGCCGTCGACGGTGGACGTCGCGGTCACGACGCCGAGCACCGGCCCGTTCACCGCCTCGGCGGCGCGATCGAGGAGCTGCGCCGAGAGCGCGGCTTGAACCGACGACATGCGTCACCCGCTCGCGTGCGTGAGGTGGTCGAGGATCGCGATCTCGATGACGTCTTCGGTCCGGTCGCTCTGCACGAGGAAGTCGCGCGCCGGCATGCGGCTCGTGCCTTCGAGGTGGTAGGCGGCGATCCGGTCGCCCTCGGCGGGGCCGACCTCCGCGCTCGACGCGGTGACCTCGCGGTGCGCGCTCGCGCCCTCGCGAAGGCGCCGGGTGCGCTCGAGGATGGGGTGTTCGCCGTCGTAGCCGCGTCGCTCGCGGTCCTCGATGGTCGAGTCCTCGAGTTCGGCCCACGCGTCACCCGCCGCGGACTCGCGGTCGAAGTTTTGGTCGATGCCCGCCGCGACGATCTCCGTCGAGAGCTGCATCGGCGCCGTCATGTCGAGGAGCGCGCCGCAGAGCGCGTAGTCCTTCGTATCGACGTCGGTCGTGTCCCAGGGCATCAGAACTGCCCCATGCCCCCCGAACCGTCGTCGGGGTTGGCGGTGAAGTAGAAAGGGCGAGCGGTCTCGACGTTCTCGTTCACCACCGCGCCGCCGCTGTTGGCCGCCCGGTAGCGTTCGTCGAGCTTGCTCGTGCCGTCGTGCAGTTCCTGCAGGCGCGTTCTCGCGTCGCGGTACTGCATCTCGTACGGCTTCGAGTTCTTCTCGGTGAGGAACTCGGGGCGCCGCACCATCCCGCGCCACATCGTGATGATCGCGACGATCTCCACGACGGACGCGGGAAGGGGGGCAACGAACGGGGTGGCGTAGACCGGCGCGAGCTTCTCGTTGACCTCGGTGGTCGCGTCGAGCGCGGCGACGTGCATCGACGCGTCGTCAGCGACGCCGGTGGTCGAGCCGTCCGACGCACGCACAGAGAAGACCTCCGCCACACGCTCCGCGGTGAAGCGCACTTCGAGGTCGGCCTGCTGCACGTACGTGTCGGTCCACGTCATCGGTGGTCACTCCTCGAAGCGGAAGTGCACGCCCTCGACGAGCTGCTTCGCAGCCGCCTCGGGGAGTTCGCCGCCGGCCTCGATCGTGAGATCGTGCCCGTCGACGCCGTACCTCACGCACACGAGGGCGATCGCCCTGCGAGCAGGCGCAGCGGCCGGAGCCGCCACGTCCTGCGTCGCATCGGGCGGCGCGCTCGCTCCGTCGGCGCCGGCACTGTCGGCCGGTGCGCTGTCGGGCTTGCGCGCCATGATCAGCTGATCACCGTGTCGATCAGGTAGCCCGCGTCGGCCGCGGTCACCTTCTCGGAGTCGCTGAACCCGCCCTTGATGAGCGTCGCGCCGCTCACACCGGGGCTCGGGTCGAACCAGCTGGTGAAGTTCAGGAGCTGGTGGCGGAACGTCTTCGCGAACGCCAGCTGGTTCATGCCGGCGCCGGGGTTGAGGCGCACGAGCGCGCAGCCCTTGCCCCAGATGAAGTTGAACGCCGCGGTCGCGTTGCCGGGGTTCGCGGTGTCCTTCTTGGCGTTGCCGACCAGGAAGTAGTCGAGCCCGAAGAACTGGCGCACGGCCTCGACCGTCGCGACCGCGCCGAGGGGCACGCCGCTCGTGGTCGACTGCACGAAGCCGCCGAGCGCGGCGACGACCTTCGGGTGCTTGCGGAACGCCGTCCACACCGGGAGCGACATGACGATCGCGTTGATCGGCGCGGCGACGCCGACGGCCGCCATCGCGTTCATGATGTCGCTGATCGGGTCGGCGGTGCTGCCCGACACGACGTCCCAGCGGTTGGTGCCCGAGAGCGCCACCGAGTTGGCCGCGGCGTAGTTCGCCGCCGTCATGAGCAGCGTCGCGGCGCGGTCCTCGCGGTTGCGAGCGAGGCGATCGCGCACGTCGGCCGCAGCCTCCGAGAGCAGATCGAGCGGCGCATCCGCGTTGGCGAGGATGTCGTTCGCGACCTGCGACATCAGCGCGCGGCCGATGCACGTGTAGGTGCTCGAGCTGAAGTCCTGGTAGACCTGCCCGACGCGGCCGAGCGGGCCGACTTCGTCGTCGGTGATGGCCATCGCCATGCGGCGGTCCCACACGACGAACTTGTTGCTCGCGGCGTCGACCGGAACGATCGGCAGCGCGAGGTCCGCGATCAGCGTCTCCTGACCGCGGTACGCGATCGAGAAGTTCGGCGCGAAGCGGTCGACGTGAACGTCGGACTTCGAGTACGCGAGCAGGGTCTTCTTCTGCTCGGCCTCTGCGGCAGCGAACTGCTTCGAGAGGTAGTGATCGACGTCGACGTCGGCGGGCTTGCCGGCGATCTTCGCCGCGAGGTCTTCGCGCTTGGCGTGCGCGTAGATGCGCGAGAGCAGCATTGGCGTGGCTCCTCCGCCTGCGGTGGTCGCGGCGGCAAAACGGACGAAGGGGCCGGCGCTGCATTGAGCGCGCGGCCCCTTCGTGGGGGTGGACTGGAGTGGTGAGAGTCGAGGGGGAGAGCGAGCGCGCGTGGCGCGCGGCCCCTCTCGGAGCCACGCCACCACGCGATGGATCACGCGGTCTTGGCGGACGGCACCGTGAGCAGCACTTCGATCAGGTCGCCGTCGACGCCCGTGGTCTCGGCGATGCCGCAGAGCAGGGCGACGCCGTTGGTCGCGAAGTTGACGTACGTCTTCGCGCGGCCTTCCTTCGTCGACGTGGTGTCCACGAAGAGCTGGTCACCCTTGGTGACGGAGCCCGAGGCCTTCACGACGACCGTCGAGCCGGGCTCGAAGTAGGTCGTGCCGTAGGTGCCCGCGGCGATCGCGGTTCGCGAGACGCCCTTGTGCATGAACGGCGTGGACGCCGTCACGGGGATCTTCGCGCCCTTGGTGGCGGTCGCGTCGGGGACGAGGAAGAGGTTCGCGGCGACGGCCGACACGGCGAAGACCGTGATGCCGGCGTTGTCGACCTTCCAGCTGGGGGAGTTGCCTGCCATGTCGTGCTCCTTCGAATCAGGTGTTGGCGGACTTGAGCAGGCGCGAATGCGCGAGGCTCATGGCCTGCGAGAGAGGGACCTGCTCGTCCTTCGCGATCTGCGCGGCGAGCTTCGTGATGTCGTCGCCGGAGCCGTCCGAACCTTCGGGCAGCGGCTTCGGAGGCTCGGCAGGCGGCGTCACCTGCGAGAACAGGTGCGGCGTGTCGCCACGCTTGCGCGCATCGAGCACAACCTTGAACGTCGCGCCGAAGGCCTTCGGATTCGCGGCGCGCAGGGCGAGCAGCGAGTCGCGGTCGGTCGCCTCGAACTTCCGGCCGTAGGTGCCGCCGTTCGAGAGGATGAAGTCGACCTCGCCCTCGGCGTCGGCCTTCTCGTGCGCGGCGTTCGCGGCGCGCAGGGCGACCACTTCCGGCTCGAGCGAGTCTGCGAGCTTGGCGCGGTCGGCGAGCATGACGAGCTTCGCGGACACGTCCGCCTCGGTCGCGGTCTCGGGAAGCGCGAGCGACTTGCAGGTGAGCGCGTGGATCGCGTGCGCTTCGGGCGAGAGGGCCCGGACGGTGCTCGCGTTCGCGGAGAGCGTGACGAGCTTCGCTGAGTCGTCGACGAGGGCGGTCAGCTTGGCGGTGATTGCGTCGTCGGTGACGTCGCACGAGAGCAGCTTGGCGAGGATGTCGTTCGAGAGGGGCATGCGGGAGGGCTCCTCGGGCGTGGCGGCCCGATTGTCTTTGGCCGCGACAGCACGCATGCCGTCGAGAAATGGCCGGTTGGTGAGCGCGACGCTGTGCAGCTCCGCGCCGATTCGCTGGCCGCTCTTGCGGTCGGTGGCGTTGAACGAGACGGCGGGACTCGTGTAGCGGTAGGCGCCCTGTCGGACGTACTCGCGGCCGGGCTGGCCATCGGTCCACCGGAAGAGGGCCTCGAGGCCGTCGGCGGTGTAGCGGAGGTCGGTGACCCACGCCTGAGCGGGGGCGCCGTACGCGCTGACGCCGTCCTTCGGGCCCATCTCGGCGGCGTGCTCGAAGTCGACCGGGAGCGGGTTCGCCGTGGCGCGGAAGTTCGCGACGAGCTGCGCGTAGACCTTCTCGTCGAAGGTGAACTCGCCGGCCGAGTGCCCGCTCCACGTGCCAGACCGCGCGATCTGCACCCACGACTCGCGTGCGGTGGTCAGCGCTTCGCCCTGCGTCGGCTGCGCGAGCAGCGTGCGCACCTCGTCGGAGATGGCGCAGCGGTCGATCGGTCGGAGGAGGAGGTCGTCGATCATGCGGCCTCGTCCGCCTGGTCGGCGTTGGCTGCGGCGTCTGCGCTCGGTGCGCCCGGCGGCATCGCGGGGGCCGGCTTCGGCGGGGGCTTCAGGAGCACGGCGTCTTCGGCCGGCTTCGAGAGGGTGGTGAAGCGCTCGCGCGCCTCGTCCGCGTCGAACGACACGCCGAGGCCGGCGAGGCCCTCGAAGCGCGTGAACTCGGCGTCGCGGTCTTCCTCGGGCTGCGTGACCAGTTCGAAGCGCGGGCACATCGTCTCAGCGACGAGCGCGCCGAACGTGCGGCGGACCATCGGCATGACGAGGTCGCGCGTGATGGTCTCGCTGATCGAGGCGCCGTCGGCGGTAAGGATGTCCTGGCGAACGGTGTCGTGGACCTTCGTCGCGGCGTAGCTGCCGGAGTCGCCCAGCTCGGTCGTGCTGGTCTGCCCGAGGACGACCTTGCTGATCTCCGCGTTGAAGGCGGTGCGCAGCTGCTCGTGGGTCTTCTGCTCGCCCTTCGGCGACAGGATCTCGACCTTCGCACCGCTCGGTAGCACCGCGGTGGTCGCGGACCCGAGCTGTTTCAGCGCGGTCTCGAGCGTCGCGATGTCGTCTTCGTCGTCGATGACCTTGTCGAAGCTGCCGATGCGCCACGGGCGGGCGAACAGCTCGGCGAACTGCATCCACTCCGCGTAGGTCCAGCGGAGGAAGCAGCCCGTGAACACGAGCGAGCGGCCCACGCCCTGGCGGGTCGGGTACTCGGCGCCGACGGTCTTCGGCTCGTGGATGACGAACTTGTCGCGAGAGCGTGGGTCGTTGCGTAGATCGAGGCCGGGGAGCGTCCCGAGGCTCGGGTCGTGCTCGTTCCCAGTCTCGTCGTAGAGGTGGATCGCCCAGTCGTGCTTCGTCGCGTACGAGAGGCGGCGCGGGTGCACGGTGACGAGCCGGCCGGGGTAGATGCCCTCAGCGTCACGGGCCCACAGCGTCTCGCAGGCGGAGCGCCCGAAGTAGACACCGCCCATGAGGTGCCCGACGCTGTCGGCGAAGGCAGGAAGGCGCTGGAAGCGGCGACGGACGTAGTCCGCGACCTCGGCGGCCTTGCGCGTCTTGCCGGCGCCCTTCACGTCCGCGGGGAGCACGGCCCACTTGCCGCGACGGAGGCACGCGGTGATGGCCAGCTCGCGCGTTGCGAGTACGGCCTGGAGGTGCGGCAGCTTCTCGCGCAGCTCCGACTCGAGGTCGGACAGGCGCTGCATGTACCCCAGCTCGGCGAGGCGGAGCGCGCTCGACACGGCCGAGGGCGTGAGGTTCTGCCCGAACGTGTACGGGCGCTTCTCGGCGTACGGCGAGGGCGACGTGATCTCACGCCAGATGTTCGCGGGAGGACGCGCGCCGGGGCCGACGCCTGAACCGGCGGGGGCAGCACCGCGGGGACCGAGCGCACGCGTGGCGAGCGCCATGGCCTGTTCGCCAAGGAGACCGCGCGCGCGGTCGATCGCCCTGTCGACGATGCCCATCTACCCTACCTCGTGCGAGGTCACTCGCCGTCACTTGGCGCGGACGTGTGGTCAGAGCGCAGGCCTCGCGCACGTCGCGCGCTGGCTAGAATCCGGCCGCGACGTCGATTCGGTCGCCCGAGGTGCGCACGCCGACCTTCACTCCCGTAGAGAGGGCGTCGTGCGCTGCAACGAGCGCGTCGACCTCGTCGTCGTAGGCGTCGCTGACGCCGGTGAACGCGGCCACCTCGCCGACGAACGTGGGGGCCCACGACGCGCCCTGACGCACGAGGATCTTCCCGCGGTTCCACGTCGCGGCGGTCGGCTGCGCACGCACGAACTTGTCGCCGCGCCCCACCGCGCTCCACGCGTTGACGACGATGCCGTGCGGGGGCCGCGCGAGCATGTCGATGATGCCCTGCTCGGTGCCGCCGATGTACGAGTAGAGCGACGCGCCCGAGTAGCGCTTGCGCAGCTCGACGAGCCGCTTCGCGAAGTCCGGCGCGGTGACCTGCTCGCGCACCACCTCGAGCACGTAGAGCGGAGAGTCCTTCTCGCGGCCCTTCGCGAGCACGACGGCCACGGAGTAGTCGCTCGAGGTCTTCGCGGTGTAGGCGAAGTCGACGCCGATCGCGACGCGGTACGACTCGGGGAGCGTCTCGAAGAAGTGGACGTCACCGAAGACGGCGCCCCCGCGCGGCCGCGGCTGCCCCATGTAGAGCGAGGCCCACTCGTACTCGCCGAGGTGGCCGCGCTGCTCGTCGAGGAAGCTGCGAGGGCGGTGCTTCGGCCACAGCGCGCGCCCCTGGTCGTCGACGGCGGGGAGGTTGATCCACCGCCATCCGCGCTTCACGAGCCGGCCGATCAGGTCGTCCTCGTGCCAGCGCGTGTGGACGACGACGACGGAGCTGGACGGGTGCCGGCGCGTCAGCGCGGTGCTCTTGAACCAGTCGTCGACGGAGCCGCGGATCGTGGCGCTCTCGGCCTCCGCGCGGTTCTTGTGCGGGTCGTCGATGATGATGCAGCCGTCGGCCGCGTATCCTGTGAGAGGGCCGCCGATGCCGGTGGCGAGTAGCGCCGCGCCGGTGTCCGTGTGCCATCGGGACTTGGTCCCCTCGACAGCGAACCCGGCGTCGCGCGCAATGCGCTGAACGGCGGCAGAGACCTCCTGTGCGCGGTTCGCCTCGTAGGTGACGTAGACGTGACGCTTGCGCGGCATCCGCCGCATGAGCTGCACGATCGCGTGCGAGATCGTCTCGGTCTTCGCGTGCTGCGGTGGTGTGCTGAGCGCGACGTTCTGCGGCGTGTGGACCGCCTGCTCGAATACGTCCGTGATCGGCTTGAGATGGGAGGGGCTCTCGAACCACGGAGTCACCCGCGGGATGAACTCGAGCAGCCCCTCCTCGTCGTCAGCCGTCGCTCTCGACGCGCGCAGCTCCGCCAGCCTTTTCGATGCCAGCAGCGTCAGACGCGGCGCAAAGGACGCGTTCGAAGGTCTCGGGGTCAATGCTCTTCTCCAGCTTCGCGAGGAAGTCGCCCAGCTCCTCGGCCACCTCGACCTTCAGGCGCAGGCCCCATCGCTTCGGGAACTTGTGCTCGAGCAGCCACGCGGCGGCCTTCCAGTCGCCGGGCTCCTCGCCCACGCCGTACTGCGCGTGCTTGATGACGGAGACCGAGGCGCCCTCGGCCTTGGCGTCAGCGACGGCGACGTCGTGCGCGAACTGCGCGTAGGGCTCCTCGCCTTCCTCGGCGCGCAGCATCCAGCGCCGGAACGTGGACGAGTCGATGCCGGCAGCGGCGGCGGCCTGCTCGCGGAACTCGCCGTTGCCGAGGCGTTCGACGATGTCAGCGTGGATCTCGGGCGTCAGCTTGGTCGGGCGTCCCACGGGGGCACTCGCTTTCGAAGTGGCAGCGCGCGCCCCGCCACCGTGAGGGCAGGGCGCGCGCGGGTTCATGCGGTCAGGAGTAGCTCTTGCCGTTGTTGGGCTCGCGGAGCTGCTCGCGGGCGTGCGCCTGCGTCTCCTGCATCTTCGCGAGCGACTGCGCGACCTCGGCGAGGGCGTTGCGGCGCGCGTCGGCGGCAGCGTCCGCGATTGCTGCGTGGGCCATCGCGACGGAGACGTGCGGCGCGTTGCGGCGCTCCTCGTTCACCTTCGCCAGCGCCTGCTTCACGCGCTGCAGCTCCTCTGCCATCACGAACGGGCCGGTGTTGCGCAGCTTCGAGGCGAGGCTGCGCACGCGCTGGTCGAGCGGCCCTTGCGCGGGGCGAAGCGTCTCGGGCAGCGCGTCGAGGGCGTCGTCGGCGGCCTCCTCCTCGGCGATGTAGTGCCCCATCCAGTTGGTCGCGATGTCGGCGCGGGAGACCGCGGCGTCACGCTGCGACGCGAGCCCGCGGAGCTGGTCGGCTTGCTTCTCGAACGCCGCCTCCAGGTTCGCGAGCTGACGCTCGGCGCGTTCCTTCTCGGTCAGCACGAGCTGCAGGCCGACACGCGTCTTGCCAGCGTTGACCTTCGTGGCCTCCAGCTCGGCGCGCAGCTTCTCGTTCTCGCGCGCGATCTGGTGGATGTACAGGTCGAGCCGCGCGCGATCGTCAGCGTTCGTGGGGTCGATGATCATTGTGGTAGCCAGTACCCGAGGCGGTCGCCCTCGGCGTTGTGGGTGGAGCAAAGGGGGGCCACGGCGCCGCCGAGCTGCGTGCGTTCCGTGGTCGCGCGGGCGGTGCACTCGTGCCAGGTGCAGCGCGGGTCCGGCGCGAAGTTGAAGGTGAGCGCGCCTCCGTCGCCGCGGATGGCCTCGAACGCGCGCACGACGTCGCGGGTGCGCCCCTCGGCCTGGACGCGCCAGGCAAGGCCCCGCGCGCTGAACAGGATCTCGCCTGTTGCCATGTCGTTGCCCGCGATGATGCGGCCTCGATAGTCCTTGCGGGTCTGCTCGCGCTGTATGAGCCAGTGCTGCAGGTCGACGGGCTTCTCGGCGCTCTCGGTCACGTGGCCTCGCAGACGGCCACCCGGTCGACACCGTGGGTGGTCTCGACGATGGCCGCCCACGCGCACCCGGCGAGGAGCAGCGCGAGCAGCATCCCGAGCGCGCCGGAGAGTTGGTCGAGGGGGTCGTGGTAGCGGGTGGACGTCATCGCCAGTCCCTGATTCCGAGCATGTCGCACGCCCTCTTCCACGCGCTGTACTGGCTGTCCGGGGCCCACGTTTCACCGATCCTGCGCGACAAGCGATCGAGCGCCTCGATGTCGGACGGCACCATCTTGCGGGGAGAGCCGCCGACCGACGCGTCGCAGTCGAGCGAAGTAAAGAACGCGAGGTCGTCGACCTGCGAGCGCAGGCGCTGGACCTCGCGGTGCCGTTCGAGCGCGACCACGAACGCGGCGAGCAGGAAGATCGACAGGACGATCGCGGTCACGCAGCCACCCCCTTCGGCACGCCGTCGTTCTCGAGCAGCACCTTGAACAGCATGTGGCTCGCCATGTGGTAGACGACGACGCCCTCGGGGCGCGCGAACCCGGGCGCAGCGACGCTTCCGTCGGTGCAGAGCTTCGCGAGCGCGGCGTCGACGGTCTCGTTCATCGGCCCGATGCCGAGGATGGGCACGACGTGGCAGCACGCGGGCTGCTTATCGCCGCTCCACCGGCCCGTGTTGAACAGCGAGAAGCGCTTCCCCGTCAGGCCGTAGCGCCGCTGGATGCCCTGGCCCCACCACTCGCCGTAGTGGTAGCCGGGGCCGAGCTGCAGCAGCTCTGCGCGGTGCTCCTCGCCCCACCGAGCGAACCCGGCGTTGTCGTCGGCCGGCGTGATCCACCGGGTGCGCGAGCCGAAGCGAATCGTCTCGCCGTCGTCCGCGATGCACACGAGCGCGTTGGTGCCGTCGATCTTCTCCGTGACGACCACGTCGCGCTTCAGGCGCGCGATCTTCGCGAAGGGCTTGAACTCGAGGTCGCTCATGCCGTCACGCCTCCCGAGGTGAGCACGCCCGTGTAGGACTTCGGCGCGACGCGGAGCGCGGGGCCGTTGCGCTTCGCGGCGTTGCGGATGCGCGCGGCGACGGCGGGGTTGCCGAGCGCGGCGACCATCGCGGTCTTGAGCGCGGCGAGGTCGGTGCAGCGGGTCGAGCGCTGCTCGACGATGACGTCGATGGGGAACACCGACGGTGACGTGTCGAGTTGGGCGATCGCTGCGGTGTTGGCCGCGTCGAAGCGCACGCGCAGTTCGCCGTGCCTATCGAGCGTGACCTGGCACGGGGCGCCGAGCGCGGTGCGGATGGCGTGGCCGATGTCCTCGACGACGGCATCGACCTGGCGCTGCAGGATCGTCGACCCGTCGGCCTCCTCGATGCCGGCCTTGAGCGCTGCCGCGAACGTGTCGACCCGCTCGGTCAACTCGCCGTGCGTGGGGTCGTTGGTGACGAGGCGCATTACGCTGCCGCCTTCGCAGTGGCGGGCTGCGTCTCGTTGATGACGAACTTGCCGGCGGCGTCGAGGCGGTAGCGGACGTTGGCCTTGACGTCGCCCTCGCCGATGACGGCGATGGCCTTGCGGTACTTCTGCTTCGAGCCGTCCCACCACAGGATCGAGATCACGCCATTTTCGCCAGCGGTCGCCGTGCCCCTGACGCCAGCGGTCGCCGTGCCCGCGTAGCCAGCGGTCGCCGTGCCCGCGTAGCCAGCGGTCGCCGTGCCCGCGTAGCCAGCGGTCGCCGTGCCCCTGACGCCAGCGGTCGCCGTGCCCGTGTCGCCAGCGGTCGCCGTGCCCCTGACGCCAGCGGTCGCCGTGCCCGTGTCGCCAGCGGTCGCCGTGCCCGCGTAGCCAGCGGTCGCCGTGCCCGTGTCGCCAGCGGTCGCCGTGCCCCTGACGCCAGCGGTCGCCGTGCCCGCGTAGCCAGCGGTCGCCGTGCCCGCGTAGCCAGCGGTCGCCGTGCCCGCGTCGCCAGCGGTCGCCGTGCC